GTCTTCACTAACACATGTTTGCAGTGCGGCTCCCATGTGCCACATTGGAAGTTCTCATGGTCGATGCCCGGACGCAGCTTCTTCTTCGTCCAATCTTTCATGCGGTGCACCTGCCCTTTCAACCGTCGGCAGTCATCACAATTCTCATCACCATCCTCGCCGGTGAAGACATACATGCCGTTGCGGTTGGCGCTGGCGAGGCCGTCATAATAGAAGCGGTTCAGCGTGGATACCCACAGCGGCGCACGATATTCCGGCGTGCCCTTCAAGCCGCCTTCACTGTAAATCTCATCGACCAGCCGTGACACATATTGACTATCCCACACGTTGTCATCGGCGATGATGCGCAGGTCATCATCGTCCAGTTCATTCGGGTCAACGCCGCCGTCTTGCAAGCCGTCTTGATACGCTCGTTTGCCATAGCGCACAATAGCGCCACGGATACGTGAAGCACATCCGGCTTTGGTCGTCACGCGTCCGACACCGTCTTGCATCGCCGCCAGTATCTCGCTGATGTAGGCGCTGGTGGTGGCGTCCATGTCCTTCTTCACGTCAGCCGGTGGTGGTTCTGGTGTAGTATTGCTTGGAACAGGACCGCTACCATTTCCAGTTGGCAATGTTGTGCCGGATATAACAGCATCAAAACTTGCTACGCCGCGCCCAAAATGCGCTTGCCACAAATCGCGGATACTTTCACGTGGTGCTGGAAACCCTGATATTAAGTACATTCCTTCAAATACAGGGTCAGGCGTTAGTCCTAACTTGGCCTGAGCCTGTGCCATAGTAATCAATCCAGCATCCAATTGCTGCTGAACATCCTTGAATTTATTGGTGGCGCTATCAGCCGACATGTCCGGCTTGCCTCCCTGTGGCGCAGTATTACCCACAGATGGTGTTGGTTGTTTGGGTTGACTAACGACTAGTGACGATTGGTTATCCGGCGCGGTCATCAGTTGCGCGTCGTCATTGGCCGTGGTAATGGGCGCGGTGGGCGTTTCGTTGTTCAGTTGGGTGGTATCCGGCGCGATGGTAATAATCTGCGTCGGTGTCTTAGGATCCGCGTCGTATAACCGCACCTGACCACTTTCATCCAGCAGCACATCAGCAAAGGCCGGAACTTGATTGGCGACCAGCTGCCGCTTCTCATCTTCCGTCATGAATGTCGCGTTATCAGCAATATCTGTCCACGTTTTGGCTGTGTTGGCTATCTGGGCATCAGCCTGCGCGTCCGGCGCTTTGTACTTCCACTCCAGTGAACGCGGCAGCACCGTGTTCCAGCAGCGTTCCAAGCGCGTCAGTAAATAGCCGGGTCCCTTGCTGCTGCCCTTGGCTTCGAGGATGCGGGATTGCGCACCGCTGCCCATCGCCGAACTTTGCAACGGCCAAATGTCTTGCGGGTCAAGTTGTAACGTCAGCGCCAGCAGATTCACATGCACGCGCATGTACTTCTCATAATCGAAATCCTGCGGCACGGTGGACATCGGCACGAAGGTGACTGTCGCCGGTTGTGATGGGTCTTTGCTCGACAGTTGCAACGGCGCACGGTAGACACTTTGCCCATCGCGCACCCGCTCGTAATCGAACTGCGTCATGGCCGTGGCGACTTCATCAGCCTTGACGTTGTTGAAAATCACAATGCCCGGCGGTGGTAAATCGTTCAGCAACTCGTTCTGATGTCTGCCCAGCAGCGTTTGTGCATTGGCGACCGTCAGCGCGTCATACAATGCCGACTTGCCCATGCCGTACATCAGCGTGTTGGGTGCGGGATGCTCCGCCAGATGGATGACGCGGGTGTAATGCAGCTTGTGCAGCGCCCCGCCCATCTCGCTTTGATACAGGTACGGAAATTCACGGTTGCCGGTGAAGTACACGCGCAGCGCGTCCAGATGATTCAGGCCGAGGATTTTCGCGCCTTCTTTAATCGGCGTGTCCGGCGCACCGTAGCTCACCTTCTCGATGAAGCCGCCACGATTGAGCGTCAGGTAATCGGTCAAGAACTTCGACATCATGTAATCGTAGCCTTCACCGAAGTCCGACTCGAAGAACAGTTCTTGCCAGTCATAGGTCAGGTTGCGTCCGCCGGATATTTCGTAAGGCGTGCCGAGTATCTTTTGTATCCAGATTTTAGCCGCGCCGCCCCACAAAGCATTATGCTGCGTATAGTGCAGCACACGCAGCGCAATGTCACATTCAAGGCTGCCCCACGCTGGCAGCATGTCCGCCTTGGACGGCCACAGGAAGCCCATGCTATCGCCGACAAAGCCGCCCCACGAATTGGGACTGAATTGGCGCACACTGTATTTTTCGTTGGCAACAATCGCTTGTTCGGCTATTTCGGGCATAGTTTATTCAACCTTACGGCATTTCCACCCTGTTCGAGTTTTAGATTTTCGATGCACTAATCCACAAATTACTTTATAGTGCAATCCGTGCTCATTACAAAATTGCTTTAGCCCATGTACCAGATATTCAGTTCCATCAGGGCTTGTGACAATATAATCCTTACTTAATAACTGCTTTGCTTTATCAGATACCACTCTTCCCTTTTTGGCCTGACTTAGCTTGGCTCTTGTTTCAGGCTTTATCTGCCGCTCTGATAACGCTTTGCGTATTTTTGAAACATGTTCATCGGACAGTTTTCGTCCTGTTAGAGATTTACTTAGCAATGCTTTTTGAGCATCTTTCATAGGGATGCCCTTTTTAGATGCACTCATTTTGGATTTAGTTTCATCAGACAATTTTCTGCCGGATAATCCCGCATCGGCCTTGATAGCTAAATTGAAACCATTAACACCAAAAGGTTTTAATGTATCAAGATAGTGCTGCTCTCTTTCAATCAAGGCGCTTTGGTCAACCACTTCCAGAACCTCTATTTCGAACGACGATTCGCCATATTTATCCCATGCATTTTGCAGATGTCCATTCTTATGCTTGCGTGTATTAAGTTCACATCTATGGACAATCCAGCGATGATGGATATTTTTACTTGAACCTATGTAAAACAATCCATTAGCTTTACACATAATTCGATATATACCTGAAACGCGTAGTACACTTGGCATAGTAACCATCCTTTTATGGTTGCTCACGTCCCTAGCTATTGACGTAGCGTAGGGACATTTTTACATCTTATCTATAATACATAAGCCTATCGACTGCCATACTTAATGCAACAACCGCATCAATTTTCCCAGATTGAGTTCGTTTGATGATTCGAAGTTTTTCATTATCTTCCGGCTTTCTATCGGCGTTGATGATGTGCTGGCGCAAGACCGCATCGCCGGAATGTTCAATCTGCCTGTCGCGTATCATGTCGTACAGCCGCTTATCCGCAATCAACCGCGGTGCACCCTGAATGAACGGTCGCCAGAATACATTGTCGCCAAGTCGCTGCGCCATGCTTGCCATCTGGTACGGGTCATAGGCCACTTCATCAACATGATAAGTTCTGAACAACCGCTGCAATTCATCTTCAACTGCTGTGAAGTCAATCTGCCCATCTTTTGGCGGCGTCCAGATGTTGACGTATCGCACTTGCGGCTTGCCCTCAGGACTCATCGACACCACCACCACCGCAAAGCAATCGTTCTCAACTGCCGCATCCACGCCGATGATGACACCACGTCCGCCCAAATCCGACAAATTGTCGTTTTTGCAATCGTCCCACCATTCAATCGGGATGAACGCCTCGCTAGATGCTGCCCACTGGTTGCGATGCATCCGCGCAAACTCGGATGGTGTCAGTTGTCCGGCTTCCTGCGCGTAATAATCCGGCGTCTGCCATGGGAACATGGGCTTGGTCACCCACACCGTCAGCATACGTGCCGCATCATTCACGTAAACTTCCAAATCGTCCCACACCCTTGTGCCTTGCTTGACGCCGGTGTCATACAGTTGTTCAAGAATGGGACTCTCGCCGCTAATCCCGGCATAAGTATCAATCCAGCGCTGCGCACTGCCCCACTTGTTGGGACTGAGTGTCATTTCTGACCACATGCGTTGATGCGCCTTGCTCTTCCATCCCCACAGTTCGCTGTAGACAATCATGTCATCGTTGCCGCCTGCCTCGCCGGTGGGGTCAATCGGCACGGATTCAATCTTCGAGCCGTTGGGATAATCAATCCGGTAACCACTCGGCGTCATGTGGATGCCCTCGCGCTTGCCAAGTGACTGCGCAATCTTGATGTTCTCGCGGATGTAATACCCAACACGGCTGTCGGCTTGTTTGAGGTCGTTCGCCACCAGCTTGACGGATCCACGCTTGCGGGTCGCTGCTGTGAAGTCAGCCATCGCGCCAATCACCGACGACTTGGCTGACTTCTTAGGCCATGCCCACAGGATGGTGTTGTATCGGAACCGGCCTTCACTGTCACGCGCTTGCGAGAGTTCCAATGGTCGCTGCTGGCAGTCGTAGAGGCGCATCAAATCACCGCTGTCGTACAGATAGAAGTTGCGCTCTATCCATTCGGCAGCCGGTAACGGTGGCGGGTCAGCCGGTCGCTGAATGCCATGCCGTGCCAATACATTACGACTGATGTCGAGCGACGTCAGCAAGTTCTATCTCCCTTAGTATTTCTTCAAAGATGGTCGCCGCCGATTCCCCACGTGCCTCAATCGCTTCCACCAACTTGACGATGATTTCCATATTGATGTTGATAGTCAGGCCGTCCGGCTGTTTCATCGTGCCCAACAGCTTCATTTCCTTGTCGATGACCTTGATGACCAAATCGCCATCATTTTGCTGCCACGCTAAGCGCTTGGTTTCTTGCATCTCGGCAAACTGACGCGCCGCATGTTTCTCGGTGGCGATGTTGGCTTCTTTGCGCCAGCGACTATTCAGCGCCTTGATGTCACTCAGGATGGTTGTGTGCGTGTACGGCTCGCCAGTATCCGGATTCAACAGCGGAAAATCACCAGTTGCCAGTGCGTCGGCAATCTCACGTGCGCTCAGTTGTTTTAAACGTAAATGAGCCACGCGTTCGCGGCGTAGCTCAACGATGTCTTTGTTCGCTGTGGAAAGTGCCATGATGGAAGCCTCGCTTACGGTGTCGGGATTGCCTCTATCTCAAACTGAACGACGCCCACATAAGTCGCTGCCGGATTGGTCGCACTGACGGACACCTTCACCGTGCAAATCCCTGCCGCCAGCATGGTGAACGCGCCGATTACCGCATCATTTGCGATGCCATCGGCTGTCCCTTGGTCGGATGTCACCAGCCCGCCGGAACCACCCACAAACGTGGCAAGGTCTGTGGATTGACTCGTCCATGCCACCGATGCGCCGGTAAGTGCCTGTGATGTGCTGCGGAAATCCTTCAGCCGCGACAGGAACGAATAGCGCACCGGAATGACTTCACCCACATAAGCAGCCAAGCGTGGAATTTGCATGGTTTAGCCGCCACGCTTGTTCAATAACTTCATGCGTTCACGATATTCCATTTGCCACACCTTATCCGCTTTTAAAGCAGGCTCTTTTAACCTTAACTGTGCTTCAATTGCTAAATCAGCTTGAACCTGCTTGAGCTTTAAGTAAGGTCTTATTTGCTGCAAAACAGTTTTAGCCGAATCGCCGCCACATGTCCAAAAATATGATGTTGCATGTTTAGAATTAGTTCTGCGCTGTACACTGACGCGCCCAACCCCAAACAACTCACATATCCATTCCAATACACTGGGTTTAGTGTTTGATATGCTTATCTTTGTAGTTATGATTTCGTCACGTTCCGTAATCATGATTGAACCTTCACCATCTACAAACCCAGCAATGTAAGCCGCATCAATTTCACTAATTGCATTTGCTTCAGCACCTTTTCGATACCTGCCAATTCTGCGACATTTAGTTGAGCAAAACTGTTTCGAAATATCTCCAGCGCGGCCACCGGTTATAAACTCTGTACCACAAACTACACAATTTCTTACCATTCGCTTATGTGTCGCAGGTCGAGCAACGCCACGCTTGCCAACAGTGCTACATTCCAAGCTGCAATACAAACCAGTTCGACCCTGATTTAATTCCCACTGCCTCACTTTGAATGTATTGCCGCAAATCACACATATTTTACTAATTACTTTCGTTGCAGATTCATCACGACATTTCCTGCTGCAAAACCTTTTCTGATAAGACAATTCATTACCACAAGTCTCGCATGTTTTCATAGCAGAGTTCCTTTATTTACCCTGCTATGATTATAACATTTAATCTACTTATGGTGCAACGTCAACCACCGGATGCTAAAGTAACGGTATAGGTACATTGGATGGAGTCGGGATTTGCCCCCACTAAATTTATAGCTGCGAACACCGACCGGTCCCACAACGTACCGCCGCCGGTGGCCGCTTGGTCAAAGAAGCCGTGTTCAGTCACGGCGATGTCCGCATCGCACGTCAGTGTGCCCACACTGCGATACTGATTAGACGCCGGGACTGACCGTGTGCCAGTGGCGCGGGTACTGTTTGGATTAAGCGCGGTGGTGGACTCGGTGACCAGTGCGGTTTGTGCGGCTGATTCGGCTGTCGAGCCGGTGCCGATGCCATGATAGTTCATCGTGTTAATATCACTTGCGCCGCTATTCCAGTCATCGCGCAGGAAAGTAACCCCCGCGTCCGTGATGACTCGCCGTGACACAACGCCGTAATCAATCCACTCGCCGGTGTCGCCTTTGCGCACACGAATGGACAATTCGCCGTACATCATGACCATCGGCGCTTTCAGGAAGCGAGCGATTGGGATGAACACTTGTGTCCAAAACCAACTGGTGATGAACATCCATGTGAACCAATTGCGCAACCGCCATGACAACGGCGCTTTCTTCACTGTTGGCCGGATGACTTCAAATTCGACCGTGCCACTCATACCCAATTTACCAATCATTAGACCACCTCAAAACAATCAGGATAATCGCGCAGCAGCGCAATCGCTTCGTGATGAAAGACTTCGATTTCATGTCCGGCGGTATAGAATGCGTTTTCAAGGCGCAAATCCTTGACCACCAGCAGCTTGACATAATTCACAGTCGGTTGTGGAACGGGCAGTGGAACTTTATTTGCCATGTGTCACTCTCCATAAATCATTGTCGAGCCATTTTGACCGACAAAAACAGCACATTTGTTTTCTTCATAGTATAGTGTAATCGCTTGGCGGTCGTAAAGTTGCGGCGCGGTCACTCCCTCAAACAGCACTGGCATCCGGCGCGTATCCGCCACATCATAGCCAATTTGGATGACCGTTGAGGATGTGTTGACGCCGATGAATGCGCCAACGCTGGTCATGATGCCGCCAAAGAATTTGCGGATTTGCTTGATGAGTCCGCCGGATGATGTCAGCGTGCCATCCAATGTCTTGTTGGCTTGTTTGCGCAGCGCCCCGCTGGATGTCAATGTGCCGCTGAAGCTCTTGCTGACCAACCGCGACAGGCTGATGCTTCCGGCAGGCGTCAACGTACCGCGCACCACTTTCGCCGCCTGTTTAATCAGTGCGCCTGTAGGTGATAACGTCCCACTCACCACTTTGGCCGCTTGCTTGGTCAGTGCACCGGCGGGTGTCAACGTGCCGCCCACATCCAACAGTTTGAGGAAATTGGACTTGGCTGCACTCAACGCACCGGTGGGCGTAAACGTACCCGCCAGCACTTTGTTGACCTGTTTGATGAGTGTCGCAGATGGAGTCAATGTGCCACTAAGCACTTTAACCGCTTGGTTCAAAAGGTTTCCGGCAGGTGTCAGTGTGCCACCGGTGACCTTATTCGGCTGTTTGAGCAATCCGCCACTACTGGTGAGTGCGCCGCTGGTCAGCTTGTTATCTTGCTTACTGAGTGCACCGGCAGGCGTCAGCGTTCCGGCGACAATCTTGCTCACCAATTTGATGAGTGTCGCAGCTGGAGTCAATGTGCCAGACAGCACCTTCGACGATTGCTTGATGAGCGCCCCGCTTGATGTCAACGTGCCACCAATACTCAACACAACTATCTTAATAAGCGTCAGTACGCCGGACGGTGTCAGTGTGCCTTCCATCAGTTTGTTAGTCTGTTTACTGAGTAATCCGGTGGGTGTCAGTGTGCCGGATGTCAGCTTATTGTCTTGCTTGGCGATTCCACCTGTGGGTGACAGCGTACCCACCACCACCTTGTTATCTTGCTTGATGAGTGCCCCGGCAGGCGTCAGCGTCCCACTGATGGACACGGTATACGTTGTTCCACCACTGGTCGTGATGGTCAGCACGGGCGTGACGGTGTAGGTGTCGAGCGCCACACCATCCAACACCACACGGAACTCATAATCGCCGGATGCATCCGCCGCCGCGATAATCGCCCATTCCAGTTCGGTGTAATCGTCAGTCGGAATGTCTTTGTACAGCGGATCCGTATCGTCTGAAATTTTACCCGCGCTGAAGTCGGATGTGGTTTTACCGGATGGTGCGGTCAGTTGCGCGGTGGTGGCGGTCGCAGCATTCGCAGCGATATTACTGCTGAGAGACAAGGTAATCGCGGGAGCGCTATCCGGTGCGCCCAGTTGTCCTTCACCTAAGTAAGATGATGAACTCCCAAGAACCAAGCCGCGTCCGCGTGATGCTGCCATTTACAGTAATTCCACCGTGGCCGATTCAACCACCAATTCATTAGCCGCATTGCTGACACTGAAAGTGATTTGCACCGACAACAACCGATTGGCGGCATTACTATCCACTGCTGCTGCGCCGGACACCGGTCCGATGTTTTCAGCCGTTGACCACGCATCACCTATGCCCGTTGTGGGCGCGGTCTTGGCGGCGATGATACCCATGCCCAGATAACCATTGAGCGATTGGTCAGCGTTTCCCTGTGCCACAATGTCGAAATTAAGAAACCATGCGTTACGGTCAGCATCTAATGTAGACGCCGCCGAAATATCACTAAACATAGTTGTCCCGCCGTAAGCAATCACCACGCGCACGGTGGGTGTACCGCTGTTAAGCAGCATATTGCCACCCATGCGTACCCGCAGCACGCGTCCGGCCAAAAACAGGCCATCCGGTATGGTTACGCCGCTGTTGGCCTTGTTCAACGCTTCAATCGCCGCCGCTGTCGTGTTGGTGGTTTCGGCAGTGGTCGTTTTGTAGATGCAAATGGGTCCCTGCGTCCGCATCACCCGCAAATCACTAATCTGGTTGGTGCTGATGGTCGTGTCATTGGCTGGTACATACACCACCGCCAATACCACATCATTAGCGGTTCGCGCCGGTGGTGCTGGATTGGCCGCTGCTGTCCCTGCGCGTGCTGCCTTTGTGCCGCTGCTATCGACCACCACCAAATCTAAGCGCGGATTGGTCGCATCTGCCGCTGTGATAGTCACATTACCAGCCGCAACAGCCCTCAAAGTGCCATTGGATAACACCGCCCCTTTGGACACTGCCACCGTCATATCTGGTGAACCTTGCGCTGTGACAGCACACCCCACCAGTACACAGTCGATACCTTCAATCCCTGCCCATAGCGCTTCTAGGTACTCACTAAAGACGATGGATTGCACATCGTTCGCGCCACTGCCTTTATCTGGTAATGCAAAAGCCATGTGTATTCCTTACTGGACATCCATCCATGTATCGTCGCCAACTTTGCGATATTCCAACTGGTAATGTCCGGCTGCCGGGTCATTCGTGGCATTGATGAGCACCCGTAATCGGATAGTGGTTGATACCGCCACGCTGTCATCTGTGTCCTGTGTTTGCCGCCATGTCGCCGCCGATTCGCTGCCGTCGTCATTCCGAAAACGAAAGCCCTCTTGTTCCAACACGGGTGTAGATGACGCGCCAATCGCAAACGCGATGTGTATGGCCGCATAATCTTCTGTACCAGTCCCACCTGCATTCGATGTGCCAGTTGCACCGGCTGGGGTCTTAGTCGCATCACCACCCGCCACACCGCCAAAGGTTGTGCGCAGGTTGGTCGCGAATCCGCCGATAGATGTCGGGTTAGTACCACTAAAATCACCAAACGAAAACGCTACGAGGTCATTGTCGTCAATCGTCGTTACACTAGGGGCGGTCTGTGAAGCGGGTAAAACGCCATCCGCCTGCCCACCGGTGCCCACCACGTCCACCGCTGGCGTCACGCCGCCGCTGTAAGCATCGACTGTAATCGTGCGCCAATTGTTGGTGGTCGGTGTCCATGTCCATGATGCTGGCTCGCTGCTGGCAACCTTCCAATACACCCACAATGTAAATGAGCCGGTGTTGGCAATCGACCCCGCTAGACTCCAGCCACTTGGCACAGTCGCCCACGTGTTGGTATCGTCTTCCAAATACGCACGGGCAATCAGCAAATCACCGTCGGCTGTTCCGGTTGGCTTGCCCGGTGATACGTCACCGCCAGATGAATTACCAGCGCTCGACCCTGCGCGATAGGTATACGCCATTAGCTAATATTCCAGTCCAGTCCGTCTAATTTGCCGGATGGCAACAGCACTTCCACACGCAGCCGATTCTGCACATTGTTCGGCACAGCTTGGTCGATTTGTGCGCCCGGCTGAATAACAAAGCTGTACACCTTGGCGTTGAAGGTCGATGTCACTTTGATGGTGCGTGCGCGGGTGTCGTCATTCGTCACATGCACGGCGGTCACCTGCGCCGGTGTCAGTGCATCATCCCAATCGTAGGTGATGCTCAGTAGTGGCGTTCCATTGCTGTCATAATCGCGGTAAATCTGGTTGGTGCGTATGGTCATTAGAATTCCACCTTCAGCAATCGGTTAAATAGCCACAGTGTGACCGGCTCGGATACCATCAGCAGCACGGACATCAGCCACGTGATGACTGGATGCACTTCCCACACATAGCGCACACCCGGTATGCTGTAGGTAAACACCTCGAATTGCATGCCCAGTGCTTGGTTGGTCGCGTACTTGAATGCATCTTTCATGGGAGCCTCATAGCACATTTGGTCTTAATTTCAGTATACACGCGCCACAAAATCGGCGTCCAATAAAAACGCCCCGCGTGTCAGGCGAGGCGTTTGCTTTTCAGTTGACTTGCAGTCGTTTAGGATTGCGCGTCCGGCTTGGGTTTGATGTTGTCTTCCAGCGGCAGCGTATAAGTAACACTGAATTCGTCGCCGTTCTTCAATTCGCCCTGAAGCGGGATGACTAAGACATCGACTTCTGACGCCACATCATGCGCTTCACCTTGCCGGTCCACAACCCGCGTGTGGATGGTGCGCTTCTCAAATCGCGCATCACCTTGTGTAACAACTGGCTTGTCAGACATGCTTCACCTCATAGTTAGTTACTGCTTATTATAACGCGATTAGAATGGAATATCGCCGCTACTTTTCACCGGTGCACCGTTTGCAATCGCCCGTAATAGCTCCAGCGTGGTCTTGGCATCCGCGCAGGCCGAGTGTGCCATCTCGACTTCTACATCCAGCATACTGGCTGCGGCACCCAATGAAAAATACTGGAATTGGTTGCGTGTCGGATTCCACTCGCCAACATATTCACTGACCAGCTTCATGGCGTCGTGTATGCCAAGGCTGTAAATCAGTGGATGCTTATAGCGCAGGCACTCGCGTTCCAGCAGTCCCACATCAAAGCTCGCGTTATAGGCCACCCACACACGCCCTGTTAGAATCATCGCAAGACTTACCAGTGCATCTTCTACCATTGCGCAATTAGTCAATTGTTCCGGCGTGATGCCATTGACTTCCGCTGCGCACTGCATATTCTTGCCCGGTCGCCATAACTTTTCGGGATGTTGTGGCAGCAGCAGTTCGTTGTACAGCACCAATCCCTTGGCGGTGATGACTGCCGCGCTGACCATCTCGTCATCATCTTGCAAGCCGGTCGATTCAGTGTCGAAGAAGCTCACCTGCCAGCGTTTGTCCACCAGCATCTTGGCATGGCGCTGCGCCCTGTCACGGTAGGCCGCCACATCCGGCATGACGCCCGCGTCCGGCTCGGCACCGGCAGCGCGTGGTTCGACATCATCCAACTTCCACCACTCACCATCTTTCACCAGCACCACTTTAATCGGATGCTGCGTCCAGTTGCGCACCTCGCCTTCTTCCATAATCATGATGTCCGCATAGCCTGCGTTGAACATCAGATTGTAAGTGTCGCGTGCCGGGTTGCTGTGCTGGAACACATTGACCGATTGACCATCTACGGTTTTGCAGCGCCACATTGGTGATCCGCTGCCCTTGGTCTTGCCGCGTTCAATCCGGTTGATTTCGTGTGTGTAGTCCATCGTGATTCCTTTCTAACTACGCTTTCCGAAGAAAGCATCAAAGTGTTTTTGGTCAAAGCCTTTTGAAAATGGATTGAGTTTGCTCATGGTGAGAACTACTTAACCAACTGACTGCTATTAAGCATCAGCACCGGCGGCACCAACATCAGATATTCATCATTGCTGACTTGGCTGGCAGTTTGTCCATTGGCGAGTTGTAGATAACCCATGAATGCTGAACGGATGCCCATCACTCTTGCAGACACGCAGCGCGATTTCACATCGTGATATAGCATTGTGGCCGCCTGAATTTTTGCAGCACGTTTATTGATAGCTGTGTCAACTTTGCAATTCAAAACAGGCCAGTGGATAGTGTAAGTATCCTGCCCAAAACTGAATGACAGCATGTACGCCTGTTTGCCATCCGTAGACATGAACGCTTCTGTTATAACTTTGCCCTTGGCGCGTTTGATTTCTTCTTTGGCATTGTCAAACCACACATCAGGTGATGATTGACCAGTTTTCCAATACGGTAAATCGTCCGCATATAGTTTAGTTATGTTGCTCATCTAATCCATTCCTTTCGCTTTAAATTCGTACAGTTCAGCCGTCCGTAATAGATTCTCAATCGCCTCGACGTTGGGTGACATCGTCAGCCACCCTTCGTCCCGCAGTTCATCCAGCATCCGCAAGGCTTGTCCGTAAGTGTCGAAGTGCGCCTCGTTTTCGAGTTTGCCATCCACAAACAGCCGGACGCGTCCTTCCGCGATGTCATCGAACGTTATGGTGTACTTGCGGTTATCACCCGTGAGCTTCATCACCCACCGCCTTAATGACTTCTTCCGCCTGTTCAATCACCGGCTGCACAGATTGCGCCTGCCGCACGGCCTTCAACTCTTCCGCCACAATCGTCTTGCCCACACCCAACGCATCAGCCAACTGGCGCGAACTCATGGCGATGGCTGCCGGATTCTCGCGCAGGTATGTCCGCACCTGTTCACGTGCGTCCGTGGTTCGTCCGTAACCTTGTCCGTGTCCGTGTGTCCGCGTGTCCGCAACGGACAGTTGGGCGGACGCGGACGGCAGTTGTGGTTGGACACTTGCGGACACTACGGGCAGCGCCACGGACGCCTTCTTACTTTTGCTGAATTTTTCAAAGGCCGTCAGCACCTCGGCGTCAAACTTGCGGCACTCATCACGGTAGCGTTCATCTGCCCGGCTGTTGACGGTTCGCTCGCCAGCGAAGATATTCACTAGCAGCTTGCCGGATGCCAGCACAATCAGCGGCGCAGCGATGCCCACAGTCACCGCCACCACCCGTGTCCAGTCGTCCTTGCCATTCATTGCGGACAGCGAGCTTTGCAGATTGGCGATACTTGCCACCACTGATGTGATAATCAGCAGCAGCCAGCCCAACCACGGGTTGTGCTTCAGCAGATATGCGCTCAGCAGAATCGCCAGTTCCACCGCCACGAATGATGCCAGCGCTGCCGCCTGATGCACCCACGGCGCAACCTTGCTGGCTTCGATGGTCGCGTACACCGTCGGCACAGTATGCACACCGCTGATGATGGCCGCTGATGCAAACATCGCCATGACTGCCCATCGCACCCAACTTGGAAACACGCTCAGTTCGTAGCGCAGCACCGGCACCGATGACGGATGCTGAAGCTCGTACTGACTTCTAAACTCTTGATAATCCATGTTTATCCACCGCCTTTATACGGTTCAATTTGCGCACGCAGCACTTCCCGCCGATGCAATGGCGGCTGCTCGATTCGCCGTTCAATATGCCGGATAGGCGTCCGCATCGTCCGTGCTTCCAACTTTGGCGCGGACACTTCCACGTCTGCGAAGTACGGCGCAATGTCCGCCAACGTCCGTCCGGCTTCTGTCGGACGTGTCAGCACAATCGTCCGGCCTTTGCCTTCAGCCTTGGTAATCCATCCCCACTTCACCAGCGTTTTGACGTAGTAGGCCATCATCGACGTGCTGGTGATGCCCATCATCTTGCCCATGTCGCGCACTGTCGGCGCGTGTCCCATCTGGCACATGTAGGCCGCAATCTTGGCATATAGCCGGATGCATTTGTCGTTCACTTCTGCACTTGCCATCTCAATAATCCTTTCCGCGCGGTCGTCTAAACCGCTTAAATTTGTAGACTCGGTTGGCGTTGCGTGTCGGTCGCCAACTGATGTGGCTCGGATGTCCCACCCATGCTGGCAGCCCCGCCCAAATCGCTTCCTTCCGATGCTGCCGCGCCCGTTTTGACTTTTGTATTTTCCGCTTGCCCTTGTAATTCCGGCGTGGCATTCGTCGCCGTCCTTTCACGTAATAGTTGAATCAGGACTTCACCGTGGCATCTGCGCGGATGGCACCAGCACACCAATGTCATGCCGCGCAGGTTCTCCAGTTGCGCCAAGAGTTGTGGTTGACCCGTAATCCACTCGGCGTACATCTCAATCGCATCCTCGCGCAGTTCGTCGGTGTCTTCTTCAATCTTGAACGGGTTGCCAAATGGCGACTGTGGCAGGTTGAAGTGTCGGTTCACCATCCGGCGTCCGATGTACACATACCCACTCTTCGTCCAGCGTTGATTGTCCGCGCTCCAAAACTTCTTCACGTCATTGAAGTGCGCCAGCTTGGCCGGTTGTGCGGTCGTCGTCGTGCTGATGCTGACCATTGCCGCCAGTGCGCGTGCTTTGGCTGGTGCATTCACTGCGCGGAAACGTTCCAGTCCGGCTTCAATCTCGCGGATGTCATAGCCGTATCGTTCGCACATTTCACGCGCTTTCGCCCACGGGTCAGTTTTCATGACATCACCTCGAACAGACTCAATTGCTTCGGCTTGGGATTAATCAACTCTTCCCAAATTTCACGCACATCAAAAATGCCATAAGCGTTGTTGCCATCTTTGCGGTAAATACTCACACCGATTTGAAACGGCTTGACCTTGATGTTCTCGCTGCTTTCTTTATTGGGATACAACCGCCCACCAGCGATGTTTATCCACACCGAACCATCGCCCAAATCTGGTTCACAGCCGCACTGCCATGTGCGCAGCAAGCCTTCCACAGTCTGCCCGTGTTCAATCGCGTGTTGGATGCACGCAATCGCAATCTCTTGTGGTGTACGCATCACTGGGCAGCCTTTCTCAACTTGGCCGCTGCGTGATTCTTCCGGTCAAGCTCGCGTTGATGTGTCCGGCAGCGACTCAACCGCCAGTGGCATCGCGGCTGATTGCATCCGGGCACACAGCATGGCTTGATTGCGTTGGTATCGCGCCGTTTGTCTTCAATGCATGCCTTACATGGTGAGCTTAAAGCGCCTTCTTTTTCATAGAAGAATTTTTTCGTCTTCGGCCACCAGTCTTCACACATGTTGCACCATTTTTCATCACCAAACTCAGTGTGACGTGTGGGCATCATTTCACCGCCTTTCGTGCTTTGTAATCGGCGCGATACTGGCGTTCATGCGTCAGGCAGCGCGACCCGGGTCGGCATGCCAGCATCTTGCGCGGTTGATTGCAGCCTTCCACGCAGCACACCTTCAGCGTGAATCGCTTCTCTTGGATGCACGCCTTGCATGGCGAGCGCAGCTTCCCACGTTGCACAAAGAAGAATTCGTCTGTGTTCGGATGCCAGTCTTCGCACTTGTGGCAATATTTCTCTTCGCCGTCGTCTGTCATGCGGATACGTTCTCTCATGCTGACACCGCGCTTTCAAACACCAACTCGACTGGACTGCCGTGCACATCCCGCACCACGCGCTTGATTTCACGCATCAACCGGTGTTGGAGGTAATCCCGTGCAAATGTCGTCGGCGCTTGGAACACCCACACATTTCCGGCTTCTTCACGTAGATATTCCACATCCTTAATCCACGTCATGAAGGTGTTCTGGTTCAGTTGGATTTCAAGCATTTGCTTGGAAGTCTTCCACTCTTTTGCATTGCCTGAAAGAATTTCTTTTTTTTGTTTTGAGGCCAAAGAAGAAAGATTGGAATCAAGTTGAAGAGTGGAATCAAGTTCAATACTTGAATCAAGTTCAGGCGTGTTTGGCCGACTGCCGCTGCCTACGACTGCCGCTGCCGCCGATGGTCGGCGCGGCTGACCATCGTAAACCGTGCTATCAATCTCACTGGCTTCATCGCCGCCGTTGTACAGCATCCAGAATTTAGCCGTAGACTCGCCGTCCGGCAGCATGATGTAACCTGTAGGCCGATAGTATTCACTACGGTCTAAAGTTAGCTTACGCTTCAGCGTGATGGCGTCCAGCTTGCGCCATTCTGGGCGGATGTAACCCTTCACCAGTTCCAGCGCCTCATGCTCGACCAGAAACCCGCGTCCATCCAAGCACGCGCCTTTATTCCAGCCAGTGGTCTTTGCCAGCGATGCACCCGACGGCCACGCCACGCCTTCATTGTTCATGCGTGACACATAAATCCAGTACACCGCCAAGCTCGCCGGACACTTGCGGAAGGGTGCAATCGCTTTGTGACTCAATCCGTGTATAGTTCGGCTCATATCGCCAATCCTTTCAAATCATCAAGGTCATCATCAGAAAGGTTGAACCACTCGCCGTTGATACGCTTGTCTTTGTATTTGATGTGTAACTGGTGTTCCAAGTCATTCATGTTTTGTGTGGGAATCAAGCATGCATATTCAACTTCAAACGGCAACTTGACATGGAAAGTTCTAAGCCTGTCTTTTGGGTGCTTAGTCTTACCAATTTTGTATGCACCAGTTGGTGATTTCAGTACGTATACATAACCTTCAATCATCTTGAGCTTTGGAATTGGCTGTTCACGTTTTTTGATTTCGCGGCTCAATTCCATATGGAATAGTTCAAGGGTGTGGCGGTCATCAAATGACAAAGGCCATATTTGCTGAGAAAGCATTACTGGTATCTGGTCTGACCATAGATAGAGAATGTCAACCTCTACACGATGTAAATGCGGTGCTGTGGCAGCTTCAAGCAAATTGCTCAAGGTTTGGAATACGCGTTGATGATGCTGTGCAATCTGCAATGCAAGAATGAATTGTGGGTTGCTCAGTTCATCAATCTGGTCCGCATCAAGTAATATGCCTTTATGACCAAGCGCTCGCACAAACCGAAAGTTAAATCCGTTTATGTTGGCGGTAACAATGCCGCCAGTATCAAATGGTGTCATTTGCGCAGCGCCTTTACACCCTCAATGATTTCCTTCACACCCGGCACGCCACGCTTGACCATCAGTTCAACCACGTCCTTATATACGCAGTCATCGCACGGATTACCTACAGTCGCGGGATAGTTATCCGGCAGCGGTGCATGGATCCATTCGTTGGTGGTTTCCGGTGCCACATAGGTGTCAATCACGCGCTTTAGTTCAGTTTGTTGTTCAGGATTGTGACCGTAAACAATCGGCTTCTTTGTATCTGGCAGCTTCGCAACGGTCGCCAAAAACAACTCATGCGTATCATCCATCTGGCGGCGTGCTGGCTTGGCTTTCGGTGGTCGTCCGCGTTGATTGGACACGATGCCTGCCGCTTCTTCTGCTGCTTTCAATCGTTCTGAACGTGCCGCTTGTCTTTCGTTCCAGTATTCGTGTTGATGTTTCTCGCACTTGGTCAGCCTATTGCCGGATTTGCTCATCATCCGGCGTTCATCGCATCCTTCCACGCTGCATAGTTCTCGTGTTCCCATCGCATTCACCTCTAAAATAATTTCACGTAATTCGTCAAAGAGTCCGTTGCGAGCATTCCACTCGCTGTGCATAAAGTTGTCCGCGTTTAAGAGTGCCCATTCGCTGACACCGCGCTCGGTCATGCGCCAGCCGTCGCCATGCTGTTCAATCCAGCCATCGGCTTCGAGCGCTGCCGCCTCGCCATTCACAAGGTTGCTGTGGTAATAGGCTTCACCCTCTGCCCGGCTGCGATACATGCGCATCAACAATGACCGCATCGCTAAATCACTTTCGTTGATAGGTTCCCATCGCATCGCTTGGCTACTTTCAGTAATCCGGCAGGCACACACCCGCCGGATATGCTAATAAATGGGTGGGTTAGGTGGTCAGTTCGTCAAATTGCTTTAGAAATTCTTCGGCTTCAGGTCCAACAAATTTGACATAATCAAGTTCACTTCCGCTGATAAAGTAGACAAAGACAACCAATCCTCTACTCGCCTCTTCTAATTCACGTAAGGGTCTTCGGCTAGTTGTCCATTGCTCAATGTGCGTATTTGGTCACTCATTCTTGATGACACATTGGTTATGTTGTTTAGTAACACTCGCTCATTACCGATCTTGATTGCTTTAAACATGGTTGTTGTCCTTTATATTTAATCCGGCAGGCACACACCCGCCGGATGCGAGAATGGTGATTAAACGGCTGCCGGTTCGTCTTCTTCGTCTGGCTCATACTCATGGGTGTCTTCATCCCATGGGTTTTCACCATCGCCATAGTCCATGTCTTCTTCGTCTTCGTCCCACGCCTCATCATCGAAGGCTTCATCTTCTGTAGGTTCTGGCTCGTCATCATCCGGCGTAGAAGGTTTGGGCGGCAGTTTAGGCAACATGCCGTCCAGTGCGGTGGCGTCGTCCGCTTCATCTGCCGATGGGATGCGGGTGGGCAGGATTTCCAGCGCTGGCATGCGCTTGGCCGCTTGGCGCAGGGTTTGCAGCACAAAGTCTTGCAGTTCTTCCGGCGTGCTGTCTTCCAGCAGCTTCCATGCTTGGTAGCGTGGCAGCACCGCTTGATATTCCGACTCCAGCGCGTCAATCACTTCCACCAACTCGCTGCGCAGGAAATGCGGATTCGAGATGCTCAGCTTGTAATTGCGTGCCACGACAGCCTTGCGCTTCGGCCAACCATCAAACGCCGGATCCGCCACTAACTTTTCAACGTACAGCGTGAAATTCAGTGCCGAGCGTGACTTATCAATGCGGTGACCGCCGGTTAAGGTTGCGGTGCTGGTCATCACCGGCTGGCGTTCCTCATTGCCGTCGGCGTCAATCTTCAGGCTGAAGATAAATCCATCGACGTGGTATGAATTGCGGTACAGTGTCGGCGCAGCCACCGGCACACCCATGACCTTGGTGAGTACCATGTGCAAATCTTTGCCAGCAATCGCTTGCTTGTGCTCTTCGGTCAGTGTCTCAGGGTCGATGTCTTTGCGTCCCCAGCTGGGTGTGCTAAACTTGGAGGCGCTTTCGCGGATGGCGTATTGCCATTGAGGGTGATTAGGTGTCTTCATCTTCTGTCCTTTCTAAATCGGTCGATATTGGTGTGTGGTCGAGCGGCTCAGGCTCAACCACGGCGTAACCTAGGCTGATGAGCAATTGCGCCAGCTTTCCGCGTGGCACAACCACTTCCAACTTCTGAGTTGGGTGACGTAGAATCACCCGCTCAGGCGTTGGCGGTTTCACGGTCATTGACTGCCAGTCGTGGCGTCCAGTCCACTTCATCAAACCAATCGCTGAGTTCGTCCAGTGCGTTGGTAATCGGCAGCCGTAGCGCCTCGCCTTGCTTCGTCAGGCTGATGATGACCGCTCGCCGGTCGTCGGGATTAGTCTTTCGCTCGACCATTCCGGCAATAATCAGGTTGTCGATAAACCACGTAGATGCATTTGTCGGCAGTGCCACAGCAATCGCCAAGTTCTTAGCGTTTTGCCCATCCTCGCGGTACAGTTCACCCAACACGTGCACTTGTCGCGCATTCAAATCTTTGGCGGCTGTATCCTCTAAAATGACCTTCAGCAGTCCTTCCATTTCTTGCAATAAGCTCATAGCGGCTACCCATACATGTGTCATTCTTCAAAACTCCTTATGTGCTTTAATTTTTCTTAGAACCGTTTGAAACCGTTTCGCGTGCGACTTTCTTCACCTCCTTCAGCGCGTTCCAATCACCCACAAAGGCCGTGCGCAGGTGCTCGATGGTCAGTTCTGCCGGATTACTCGGCAGCGGGATGAAGTTCTTCATCCACGGTTGGTTGCTATCTGTCTTCATGACGCGATCCTGAATTCTCGGTAACCATCCGCCAGTGTGTTCTGTGCCATCGTGCGCGGCACCAACACGCCGGTGGTCATCCATGTGGTGTTGCGTGCGCTGAAGCTCGGAAAGGTCGCCAGCGCAGGTGTCAGCCATTGCACCAGCGTTGCCCGGCGCATCATGACCATCAATCCGTCGGCATATAGGTGCGCATACCATTCCGCCCGTGTGCTCCACGGGCCACCCATCTTGGAACGTGCTTCATCCGAGTAGCGTTCAATAGCCAAGTTCGGTGTGTCGCTGCTGGCGCGGGTTTCAATCTTCATCTCAATGTGCTGCACGGCACTGTTCGGCACATACAAGATGTCACCGCGATAGAAGTACGCCGGGTCATCCTGCACATCTGCTGCATAGAACACGCTTGGCGATGCTTGCAGCCAGCGCACCACGCGTTGCACATGGCTGTTGGATTCGGCCAGTTGCCGCCGGAAGTCGAATGCGGTCATACACCCATCCGCGAAACGACTGTGCCGAACTCAGCGAAAATGGCCGCAAACGTCAGCTTGTGTGGGCCGAGATACACGAAGGCGTTGCCCTGTGTCGGTTGATTGCTTTGGCCGTTGGCGTTGTAGAACTGGATGCGGTGGTCAGTGAAGCACACTGGATACTGCCACAGCGGTTGGAACCATTTGCGTTCCGGCGTAGCGTTCACCAGCAAGATGGCTTCCTTCACCTTGCCGCCGTTGAATTCGCTAATCAGCTTGGCGACCCATGTGGCGACGTTTGAATCACCGTTGTCATCCAGTCCGTAGGGTGGATTGAGAAAGACGCTGCCTTCCCACGGTTGCAGCAAACCATTGGTGTCGATGTCGTAGTACATCGCCGCGCGGACAACCTTGTTGGCGTATTCGCAGCTTGCCGGGTCGAGTGTGATGCCAGCCATCACTTCCCGCGCTGCGTTCACATATTCGACTGGTGTGTACCATTCGTTCGATGTGCTGCGATGGTGCGCGTAGGTGGCGACGGCTGGCGCTGCTGGCTCTGGTTGTGCTTCTGGTCGCTCGACTAACGCCAACCAATGTGCATCCGTCCAGTACGCTTCACTATCTCCAAATTTAACGTGCGTGCGGTATGCATCGCGTTCATCAACGCCTATAACAAGACCACCTAGCCGACCGTGAATAGTTTTGACCTTGTCACCGACCATCAAAAGCAAAGGTTCTTCTTGATACGGAACAGCATCAGGACTTTCAACTACTACATACGCTTCTTCTTCCGGCGAGGCATCCACTTGCACAGCCGGAAACTCTTCGACATAATCATCTTGTGGTGGGCTGTAACGCACTGGCGTCGATGGCACTGGCGCAAATACACGCGCAGGTGGCGCAGCCGGTACAGGTGGCAGTGGTGGTGGTTGGCGTGGCGGCTCGGTTGGCTTGTGCTGGGCAACAATAGCCTTGGCGGTGGCGTAGGTAATTGGTTCGCCGGATTTGGCAATCTCAAGCGCTTCTTCGCGTGCCTCATCTGGTGTGGATGGTGCTGAAAGTAGGTAGAGCGCCTTTGCTTGAAATTCCGCACCGTGCGGAATCTGAATGAACGCACGAGAGACATTCATGTAACGTCCGGCGGTATCATGGCTCCAACCAAACTCAGCGTTCAGCCAATTACCGAAATTGCCGTGACCCAATTGGTCTTTGACTTCAATTAGCTTGGTGCCGATGTCGATGATGTCCTGTGCAGCACGGCGCATCAACGTCTTAATCTCGCTGGTCTTTTGCATCACGACGATGCGTGACTCGCTGCTCAGTGTGCTATAATCGAACAATGGCGGTAGGCTGATAAGATTGCCCACGGCGATCGCTTCAATGCCGTCGGCGAATTCCACCCGCACATAATCAATGTTGTTCAGGCAGTATGAGCCATCCGCCAGCACGGTTCCGGCCAACACACTGCCGTCTTCATCCATGTATTGCACCTTATCGCCGGGTTGCACGATGAAGTCCGGTGAATACTTTTTGTAGATGTACAGCGCCTTATCAATCACGCTAGATTGCTTGTGCGTGCGGCTGCCCGGACGGTGGGGCTTTGAGTTATGCACTTACGCACCGCCTTCAACGAATTCGAGCGTGGTGGTGCCTACGCCGCTGACCACGGTATACTTCATTAACTTGTCTACGCAGCGCCATGTGCTGCCACCGTGATAGCCTGCGTTGGATACCATGTTCACGAACTGCCGGATGGCCTCGCCACGGTCATCGTCCAGTGGTAGAACCGACTGCAATCCATTCTCATCAATCTTGATGTGGTGCCGCGCCACCTTCAGCTTGCGTTGGTTGTCTTCCGCTGCGCACACTGCCCAAATCCAGCCCATGTTGGGATTGCTCTTTGCCAGCGCCAGCATCTTGATGCATCCGAACAGGTTGTCGAGGTCAATCGGCTGCCGTTCGCGCAGTTCCACAAAGAATGTCTCATCACCTTTGTTGTACTGAATGAAGCGCTCATTGCTCGCGCTGTGGACGCTCACGAAGCCATCCCGCAGCAAGCCGTTCCACGTCTGGCTGAAAACGCGCTGCGCCGTCTGCTTGTCATCGCCAAAATCAACCACTTCGTCTTTAAAGTTCCATGCGTCTGTCACTACGATTTGCCATGCCATTTTGTGTTGCCTTTCTTTGAATAATTAATGCTATTTGTTGAGTTTTGCTTTTGATTTTCCAAAGTTGCCGGACAAGAATTCATTCAGAATCATCCGTGCAGCCGCCGACATGGTCAGATTATTCGTCTGCGCGTAGCTACGAACCCGCCGCTTGAGTTCGGGCGAGAGAGGAACATTGAGGAACTCAGTCTTCTTTTGTATCAGTGCGTCCATATTCACCTCTTTTGATTTTTAAAAGTATATCCCCAAAAATAACATCTTGTCAAGTAATTATACAAAAGTTTATGGAAAATCTTGTGAAGTTGATTTACAATTGATTTAGGTTTAAATAACAGGATGCACTATGAACGAACTTGGCAACTATATTGCGGTCAGACGCAAGGATTTAAGATTGACGCAGGAAGAAGTGGCCGAGCGGATGCGCAGTCATGGTGTGGATAGAGCCGCAACGACATTGGCGAACTGGGAGGCAGGTCGTCAGGTGATTCCGTTGGAAGTCATTCCGGCTCTTGCTGAAGCGTTGGAGGAAAAGTCGCCAGCCAAGTTATACGATTATGCGGGTATTCTCGCTGGTATCCCCGGCAGTCGCATTGTCAAACTGCTCGATGGGCAATCGCCCGAAGTTATCGACCGGGTTGAGCGCATGATTGCTGCACTCTTGGACGATGGTAAATAGAACGTCAATTTTTTGGTGTGGGCTGAGTGCATCATACATCTTTGCGATGCGTTCAGCCTGTTGTGTTTCCATGTCGGCACATCCTTAATAATACTGTTCAGTTATAAATCGTAGCCCAAATATTCTAGCATGTGGTGACTTTTCGGTACTAATCAGGTTATTGCTAGGTTTGAATGTAGTTTGTATTTTTTTGTCCGTCAAGTATTAGCGTCAACACTATCTTTAGGTAGTGGATTTAGAACACGTTCGTCGCCTGTAAAAACAAATAAGCTATGGCAAGGAGTATCACCAATGAAAACATCAATTTTATGTCTGCTGTTAGTAATGCTCACTTTCTCAAATCTTCCTGCTAGGGCGCAGGATGTCCCAAAAGCATGTGAACTCACTTCATTGAAGAAGTACGTGTCCGAGTTTTACGAAGGATTTAAAAAGGTCAATGAAGGCAATCCTACTGATCCGGCTAAAATCTTAGCGTTTTTCAAATCGGTTGCTGATGCCACCAGTTTTATCCAAGCCAATTGTTCCGGCCTGTCATTTGAAGATGATAAACAAGTCGTCATTGGACCGGTGACTATTCCGGCGGGTGTTTACCGCGCCAAAGCCACCACAGCCGGTTATTTAATCGTGCATGTGGATGCGATAGATGGTGAATGTGGTGTCGGCGTCCGCATGTCCACCAGTTCACTCTTCAATCTGTCGGATGGTGCTGGCAAAGATGGTGCCGAGGCCGTATTCGTGTCCAAAAAGTGCGATGTATTAATCACCGTTGAGAATGTTAGCAAGCCGTGGCAACTTGCATTTGAGCTTATCCGAACCAAATGACCACCGAACCACTACGCGCAATACTGCTGGCGGCAGTGTCCGCCAAAGACCAGGCCGAAGACGACAAATTCAGCTTAGATGCTCAGGTGTCGGATGGCATGGCTGCCGCTGCCAAGAACGGCTGGACGGTCACCGATGTCATCCGCATTGAGGGCCACAGCCGCAACTATCGCACCTTGGCGCAGTTGGCCGAAGCCGCTCGCAGCCACGATGAACCCGGCTTCGATAGGCTGATTGCCCACTTTGACGCCCACGACTTTGATATTCTCATCTGCCGGGATGCCAACCGCTTCGCCCGTAAAGCCTCGCTGTTGTATGAGATTGTCGATGTCATCCTCGAAGATTGCGGTGCGCGGATTTATTCGCTGTCGGATGGATTTGTCAGCCTCGAAAACGCGGACATTTGGCTGATGGTCAAAGGCTACGAAATCCGCAAGCAAATGAACTGGATTAAGAAGGAAATGCTGCGCGGTCGGCACAAGCTGGTGGATGAACACGGCATTCCGCAGGGTAGCATGTACGTCTGGTCACACATGAAAGTGCGTGACCCTATCGGTAAGGTAATTGGCTTTGTGCCGGATCCGTCCAAAACGTCCACCATCGAAGCGGCTGCCAAGCTCGTCATCAACCGCGTCGGCTGGCGTGACATCGAATCGCATCTCTGGGCATCTGGCATTGGCAACAACGGCCAACCGTTCAAGCGCTACTTCTTCTATCATATGTTTTGCAATCCGTGGTTCTGGGGCGATGCGGTGCGCAATCACAAAAATAGTAAGTATGCCAACGGTCAGAAAATTGGCTTATGGTGCGTTGACCATTCCGCGCCACTGCCGGATGAAGTCGTCATGCGTCGGGATGTCAATCAACCGGCACTCACGGGCGAACTGGCGCAGCAACTACGCGCTGAAGTCATCCGCCGGATTACCTTCCGCCCTCGCAAACACGCCAGCGTTCATCAGTTCAGCGGCATTCTGGTGTGTCAGAAGTGTGGCTTCGTCATGGTCTATTCGCATGGCACGCGCGATTTAGGAAGCTATAACTGCCAATCGAAGTATCAGGCACGCACGCGCCCCGGCTGCACACGCAAGTGGTCGATTAGTGAGAAGAAAGTCCGTGCATGGATGGACGCCGCGCTTCAAATCATGCTTGACCATCACGACCCATTCGGCTTGGTGTTGCCGGATGCGGTTCCGGTCAATCGTACCTCTCAATTGAAGGATGACTTGGCCGCCCTTGATAAACAAATCACCCGCCTGATTGAGAAGCAATCCATCGCGCCGGATTCGCTCGCCACGCTCTACGACCAACAAATCAACGGCCTTGCCACGCAGCGCGAAAACCTACTAAAGCACATCGACGATGAAACCCGCCTCGCCGCTCGTTATAACCTCACCGATGTTGAATCCGCTTTCCAGCAACTCACCACCTTTGAAACCCTCGCCGCCTTCTGGCAATCCGACAATGGCGTCATTAATCAGCTTATCCATCGCCTGTTGGGTGGTCGCCGCCTCTCCGTCCTTGACGGTCACATCACTGGTTCCATCGATCCCCGCCAGTAATCCCCGTGTGGTGCGCACATGGGTTTGTTCATATAAGCACCACACAACCAATCAAAAACGCCTGTGGCTCATGCAGGCGTCTTTGATATATGTAGCAGTCGGACATGAAACCGGTTGCGGTTACATGATTGCACCTCTTCACTCGACTGCGGACGAACTATTCACTGACCGTCACGTCAGGCACCACATTGGCCGGATGTACTTGCCGGATAAAATCCGCCAGCGCTGCCCATGCTTGTTTGCTGGCTTCACGTTCGGTGATTTTGCCTGTGTAGGTCGCCTTGATGTTCACCGTCCATGTCACCGTGTCATCCGGTTGCGGATCCGGCACGACTTTCACCGGCTGCACATCCAACCAGCCATTGAAGCACCAGCCTTTGATGGTCGTGCCCACCATGACCGGCAGCCACACACCCGCTGTGGTGTCGATGGTTTCCTCAACGCGTTCGGATGTTTGCAACTCTGCCACATCAATCAGGCTGACCAAGCCGGGTGCACCACCCACCAGCGCCAGCAATGCAGAATTACGCGTCGGCTTCTGACGCACGGGCACTGCGCCTTGTGTGCCAGTGACGATGTACGCCTTAGCGCGGCTGTCGAAGTCTGCCGGAAACGTGGGCAGCGATGTGACCGGAATCACCACCTTATCGGCTTCATCTTCCAACAGCGTCATGAATTCGTTGGCGGCACTCATGTCGAACTGCGCCCAGTCGTTCTTGCTCGACCATGTGAATAGCAGCTGACCTTCCACGTTTGGAAAGTGGCTGTACACTGCGCGGTTGAGATAGCGCACGTTCTCAAAGAACGCTTTCTCTTCACTGCGTCCGGGCAGCAGCTTCGCCCACATTTCCCGCAACGATTTCCAACCGCGATGGTTCTGGTAGGGTGGCGTCAGTGGGAACTTCTTTGCCCACGGTGCCACATCTGCCAAGTCATCCGCGCCGTGTTCTGTAATCAAGATGCGTGGTGCCATAAAGCCGAAAAACTTGGCCGCATCATTGACCACTTTGAACCGGCCACAGTGCCACAACATGCCGATATTGCTGGCATCTTCCGGCCAATTAGCGCGGTTCTCATAGTTCGGATGCAAATTAGTACGCCCATCTGACCAACTGCCGTCTGGATACCCACCCACAAACCCGCTTGGCGCTATGCCGCTAAAGTATTCATGCAGTCCCAACACGAACTGGTCACGGTGCTCATGCAGCAGTTGGAAGAACTCGCGCATAATCGGCTGTGACCATTCCGGCACGGTTGGGGTACCAATGGCACAGTTGCAAATCACCAGCCGTAAGTTTTTCAGCCCACGACTGACAATCAACTTCATCAGGTCGATGTGCCACTGTGCCGCGATGCCAGCTTCATTGCCGGTGTATAGATAAATCCCATCAACGGCTTCAGCTTGGCGCTTCTCTATCCACTGCGCCGGAGTCAATTGGCTGTAGACGTTCTCATCACCTTTGGTCAGCGCCCAATTGCGGTGCACCACATTGAGGTTTGGGAACTTCCGCCGATAGCTTTGCGCCATGCCGAGGTTATCCATGATGAGTAGCCAGCGCGGATTAATCGCCGCGATATGCTTTTCCAGCACATCAGGCCGTGGCGTGCCGATGCCATTGACGTTGTAAGAGATTGCCGATTGTGCCATTTAGCCGCTACTTACTGGACGTTGATACCCGATAATCGGCAGTTCATGGCGGGATGCATAGTTATACGCCGATGCGGATCCCAAAATGGTCAGTACGAATTGAAGCACCACCGGCCCCGCAACTTGTAATGCATTCAGTAGCGAGTTGAATTGTGGCGTCAGTCCGAAGAAGGTTGTAATCCACGTCAGCACCACCAGCACGACTGCCACTAAAAGTTGCAGCGTCCGCGCAGGAATAGCATCCAGCAGCGGTATCATCTTCAACCAACTGACCAGCAGCAGCGTCAGCGGTGCGCTGAACACACTGCCGATGATTGCCAGCAGCGCCGTCATCAATTGATTACCGGCTTCACCCACCGGAATCACATCCAGCGGTGAGCTTGGTGGCGTAGGCGTGGCGGTCACATCCTGCGCATGCAGAATCGTTACGCCGAGCACCAGTGCCAGCAATACGAACAGGACTATAAACACGGTACGTTTTTTCATGAGAGTTGCCTTTCTGTCGAGCATCATGCTCGTCTGCAAATGGATGTTTCCGATTTCTAAAACGTCGAGCGCCACGCCGGTTTGGTGCGTGGTCAGGTATATTTCGCCAGCCAACCGCACACACTGGTCATACAGTGCGCGGTGTTCATCCGCCGTCAATTGCGGCGACGCTGTGGATAATCTGCTGCTGCTTGAGAGTGCCAATAACTTCATCCCGCAACTGCCGAAGAAGCGCTTCATGTCCGGCACACACTGTCTTATCCTCACTGATAGTTTCAATTTGGCTGCTAAGTTCAGTAAACTTTGCCTCGATTTGTTCGCGCATGGTTTCGATGCTGCGCGTGTTGGCCGCGATTTGTTCGGTGTGGGCGCTCAGGTTATCCGATACCAACGTCTGATAATTGCGCAGGTCACGGCCTTGCCCTTGAATGACAGTAGTTTGCCGGTCAATGCTGGTAATTATTTTTCGTGCTTCAACCGTGTTGCTGGTCACCACCTGCGTCGTCAGCTTGATTTGCTCGACGTTCTGACCCACGATGGTGCTCAAATGCTCATTGGTATCCAACTGTTGTTGGATTTGCTTGATGATGATGGGCAGAAAGCGCCACACCAGAAAGCCGATGCCCAATATAATCACCAGTGACACCAACGCCACCACGATGACCAAGTTATTCAATGGGGCTTGCAATGCGGCTTCGACTAACTGCTCGGCCTCTTTGACTTGCTCAATCGGATGGATGAATGACATTGGTTGTCCCTTAATTTAGGCGGATAAGATGCGCAGCGGTGCGCCGAACGCCCGGCTTAATGGTTTGAAGCCACGCTTCAGCATGAAAGCTGCGCGTGCCGTGGTATCATCCGCGCCAAACCATTGCACGGATTGATTATTCGCGTCGTACTGGATGCTCTGGATGTAAGTTGCTCGCACATCAGTCGTGAGTGTGGTGTCATAGCCTAGCAGCGTGTCGGTCACACGGATTGCCACGTCCGGCACCACCAACCATGGCGGGATAATCTTGCCGTACTCATTGCGTGGTTTCAGACCGTCCGCCTGCCGTGCGGTATAGTCCACATTAAAGTTGGCTGTGCGATAGTAGAATGTGCGCTTGCCGGTGTTCTTATCCGTCGGTGTGATGCCTGCCACCCAATAACTTGTGGCATCACCCGCCTCGGCAATCTTCATGATGCGTTCCCATGTGCTGACGCCGCGCTGCTGGTCAGGTGCTTGTCCGGCATTCGCCACAATCCCGCTGGTCACCGTGTTATCGAAGAAGGTGGTGCTATTCGCCAAGCCAGTGACCGCATTGGTGACGGCTGTGTTAAAGGCCGTGTTGGTGGCTACTACCGCCGTGAATAGTTTTTCCCATTCCAGCGTATGGAAGATGCCCAAGCACTCCAAGTGAACCAGATTCGAGTTACCACCCGCTTGGCTGTAGGATGTTTGCGGGAATGCCCGTTGTGCCAGCAATGTATCCCGCAGCAACGTGCGCTGAGTACCACCGCCCGTATCTACACCCACTTCAATCTGGTCTTGCTTGATGCCATAAATCGCCTGTGATGTGGTGTTGTTAACGATAGGCGTGTTGCCTTGCGCGTTGGCAGCACCCACATACATCACACTCACACGGTTTGCCATCTCATCTAAGCTGATGGTGTAGGATGCGCCGCCACTGTTGAACGTGATGCGGTTTATCAGCCCTTCCCAAACCGGCACAACTGGATTGTCCACGTACACCGCCACGTAGCATCCCAAATATTGTTCAAGGATGCGTTGGCCTTCTGTCTCAGATGTGACGCTCAGGTCACAGCTTGCCGTGTCAAACCATCCTTGGTTGCTGATGGTGTGCTGGTAGTTGTAGGCCAGATAGCGCTTTAAGAAGCCTGTGCCTTGCTTCGGTCGCTGATAGACATGAATGTAATGTGATAGTGTTGCCATGTTATATATCCCGTATTCCTGCCCACCGTGGCACGATATTCAGCCGGATGTCCCATGCCGTTTCGATGTTGGATGTGTTGGCATTCGTTCCAAAGAAGTGCAGCCGATTATTGACGTGCGGAATCAGCGTCAGTGTTTGACCTGAAAACGTGTATGGATTTTGATTGACGTTGACCCCGTTCGGTGCATTAATCACGCCTACTTCAGTTTGTCCGTGGTTAGCGTAGCCGGTGGTATCAATCAAGACGCGTGTGCCGAGCGTGGCCGCATTCACAGCGAAGCACGCCTCGTCCATCGGAATGAGAATGACATCGCAGATGTATAAATGTCCTGCGCCGGAAACCAGTGTGCCATCGAGGTCGATTTCAATCGTGTTTTGTCCGGCCACCGCCACCGATGTGCCGAGTCCTGTCAATGTGGTTGGGACGCGCTCGCTGGAAAATGGCACACTCAATTGACCCAAGTAAATCGCCGCCCATGATGTGGTATTACCCACGCCGCCACCACCCACTGACGTGACTCGCACCGATGGCAAGGTCTGGCGGTTGGTTCCGTTGTAGCTGATGGATAGTGCGACGTTGTAAACCGTTGCAGCAGCCGATAGACGCACCCGCGCAAAACAGATGTATTGTCCGCGCATGGTCGCCATGTCAATCTTGCTCTTGCTGTTGACACTATCCCACACAATCAAGCCAGTGCCGGTCATGTCGATGCGTTGACCAGTGCCCAATGAATTGGATTTAGGCGCACCTGTGTCAGCCGCTTTGGGTGGTCCACCAAATGCATCGCCAGCATTCAGCATCAAAATGGGAATAGATGTGCCACCGCCCGGAATATTCATGGATGTAGGCTTGGTGCTGCGCCCACAGTACAGTGTATCCGGCGGATTTGCACCGGCGATGCTATCTGTGCCCAGTGCCACCAGCGCCGGAAGGTCACCCGGTATCAGACTTGCTGGAATGTCCACATAGTTATTGGTTAGTTCAGCCGTTTGCGTCGTGTTCCATTCACGTTTGTTTTGAATGGTTTTATTGACGAGATGGTCACTACCTGTCGCCAGATTCGCGCTGGATGATTTGAACTGTGTGCCGAGTGTCCACAACTTGGGATTAGCACCCGGCGGGATGCCACGCCAGCCAAATTCACGTTCAACTGTCAGGCTGACGCGGATGGTAGGGCTAGGGCCATCCAAGTATTCGGGTGCAAGCTCGACGTTGTAAATCAAGGCATATTGCAAACCCGCGCCGCATCCTGCCCACCATGCCAAGTACACCGGGTCAATCTGCCCTTGTGACTGCCAGAAATCGCGGCAATACGTCACCATCTGATTCAAGTTGCTCAGTTGCTTCTGCGCGCCCAAATAACTTTTATCACTAATAATGATGCTTATCTTCTCGACCACATTGCCAACCGGCGCAGCCAGCAATTGCCGTCCGTCAGACAGTGGGCTATCTGACCAAATCCCGCTATTTTTAACCGCCGGAATGTTGGGTGACCATTCATCCAGTGTGATTGCGCCGGACATCAGATTGACCACCACCGGATCCGCCTCGGCGCTTGTGGAATCACCCGGCGTCTTGCCGATACCCTTTATAATCTGTAGTTGTTTGTGGTCTAACCATCCACCGGCCATTAGTTTGCCATGCCTCTCAGTTGTTGCGCGGTGCGATACCCAACCGCGTCCGCCTGTGCTTCACTCTGCACGAAATTGGTATTGTTCACCGTCACACTGCCGCCGCTACCCTTGCCGCTGAAGCTGCCGCCCGGTATGTAACCATTCAGCGCTGCCATAATTGCCTCGGTGGACATGTTGTTCAGTACCGCCAATTCACGGTTGCTGGTCATTATTTCGGGACCTTGTTCACCCACCCTGAAGGTTCCTATCGCGCTGTCCGTACCGCCTGCATAGCCTCTGTTCGGTGTATCGCCACCACCATTACCATCATTCAGCTTTGCGTCTAACTGGCCTTGCTTCTGTGCCACCGCATCATTCGCGGCTGCCAATCCGTTGGCCGTGGCAATGATTTGCGCCAGCGCTGCGTCCGCTGCATACAATCCCGACGCGGCCAGTGGTGCGCTCGCGGCAATCGCGTCCATCGCGCCGGATACATCACCCACAAGTGGCGTGGCTGCACTTGCGTTGTCACCGAGTTTCTTGGTGGCGTCCGCGTTTTGCTGAACTTTCGGCGCAGCACTTCCGGCGTTGTTGCCCTGCGTCTGTGTCTGTTCGTTGAGCTTGGTCACTTCCGTCGTGGCGGCTGCCGCGTTAGTGCCGGTGGTCGCAATGTTGGTGTTCATGTCCGCCACGGGTTGCGCGGCTGTCTCGGTCGTGACCTTGAACGCGTCCATCATGCCATCGAACTTCTCAGTGTCCGCATCCGGCGTGATGGTCACCGTCACCGGCTTGGCCGCATCAATCTTGGCTTGCAGCGCGTCCAGTGCTTCGGGTGTGACTGTCGGCTCAACATTCATCAATGAACCACTGGCAGTCAGCTGCACATTCGCATTAGCATCCGTTTGAGCCGTGCTGACCGCATCCACTAGCGATTGCGCCAGTTCAGGTGTGCCAGCGGCAATCAAATCATTTACCGCTGTACCAATCGCACCGCTGATTTGTTCCGGCTTGACCCCGCGCGAAACGGCCAGCGCCAATTCACCAGCGACTTCATCCGGATTACCTACTTTGAGGTCAAACGCCAGTTGGGTTGCGCCTTGCTGGGCAATTAATGCATCCGTGCCTTTTTTGGCTTCCCAGTTGGCAGGGTCGAGTGATTGTAGGAAAGCTACCGCCTGAAGAATGGCAATCACGAAGTTGCCTAGCATCGACTCCAGCCCACGAAACTCGTCATCAAAACCAATCGGTTTGAGCGCAATCGTCAGCGCATCGCTCAACGTGCCGCCTTCAGCTAGCGCATTTAGACCGTCTTGTAATCCAGTTTTCAGCGAGTCAATCTTGCCCGGCAGGTCAATGGCATCACTGGATAAGAAATCAGTAGCCGCTTTCTGTGCCGCCAGCATGAAGTCATCAATCGCGCCGCTTAAGCTGTCATCCATCGACGTGGCTGCGTCTTCCGCTGCGCCTTCCAAGTTACTGAAGATACCTGCCGCATCTTCTGGTGAGATTTGCAGGAAGGCGCTGAAGGTCTTGCCGCCTTGCTTGCCACCCACCAGATTGGTGAACAGTGCTTCTTTTTCAGTGTCGGTTAAGCCCGGCGCATTTTTGATGCCATCAATCACTTCGGTGAAAAATTCAGCGCTCCACGCCTCGCCTGTTTCCGCCGGATTAGCAATGCCCAGTATGTCGAGTGTCTTGCTCACATCCGATGTAGCATTACCCGCTGCGCCGCTCACGTTCTGCTTAATCTTCAGCAGCACATCAACCACATGTTGTGCGCTCTTAAAGCCGTTGTCCATACCGGTCTTGATGAAGCTCAGTGCTTCGGGTCCTGATAATCCAAGGTCAGCGATAGCGGTTGCATTGTCGCCAATTACTGTCAGTAAATCACCGCCACGGTTTGCGCCATTCTGGAAGGCACGCACCATCAAATCACCGGCTTCGGTGAAGTTAGGCGCGAGCTTGGCAATCACCATCTGATTGAGGGTGTCGAGTACTTTTTCCGGATTCTCATCTGTGAAGGTGTGGGTGAAGGTCAGTGCCGAGCGCACCGCTTCATCAATCGGCACTTTCATCTGGGCGGCTTTGGTCGTCAGTTTGCCCACTTGGTCAATTGAGTCGCCGAGGTCATCATAGAAAATATTGTTAATCAGTTCGCGTGCGTTGGGTATTGCGTCGCCGGTCTGGGCATTCACCCGCGCTACCGCGTCATCCAAGCTGAGCATCGGTTTGACTGCGAATTCATTGACCTTGCCCAAAATATCAACAGCCGTGCCGGTGATGTTCCAGACGGTTTCCAACACCTTGAGGTTTTTGAGCGTCTGCACTGCGCTCAACGTTTCTTTGGATGTGTCGCTGGCTTGAACGTCTGCCGTAAAATTAACAGTTTCGCCTTGCAGCGGTAAATCGGCGACTTCACCCTCAACCGCGCCGTCTGCTGTGAATTTGACCGTTTCGCCATCCAGCGGCAGGTCGGATAAATCACCCTCGACTTCCGCATCCACCGTATAGTTGACGGTGTCGCCGTCCATCGGCAAGTCGGCAAGGTCGCCTTCAACTTCCGCCTCTACCGTCACACTGATGGTATCGCCGTCCATCGGTAAATCGGATACATCGAAACTGGCGGTGTCTACTTCCGCGCTGACTTCCAATACCAATGACCCAAGCGAGTCGAAATAATCCGCCAAGAAAATGGCATCATCCATCGCCTTGGTGTATTCAGCGGTATCCGCAATCAGCTTGATGCCCGACTCTGGATAATTTGGCATTATTTCCTGCGTTTCCGTTCTAGCTCAGCATCTCGCTCGCGTTCTTTGGCGATGTCATATGACCGCATCGCGTTCAGCGCACCGTCCGCCACCACGCCGCCGGTGTTGAGCATCCGGCTGAAGCGGTCTTTGGCAAACTGCACATCCGGGTCAATCCCTAAGCGCATACACGCTTGGAACTCTGCCCACAAGCCATCACTCGCCGTGATAGATGGCCCTTCATGAAAGACTGCGTGGCGGCCTAGCCACTGCTCCAGCGGCACGTTCTGGTAAGACAGGCCGAAAGAAGCGGATGCCAGCCGTCACCTCATCCGGCGTCAGCGCAATCGTCTGGCAGGCCAATTGAATGCAGCGCACATAATCCGCCTCGCGCCGGTTGGCAATCGGTTCCCATGTCAGCACCAGATGATGTAGCACCGCCTCATAATCATCGTCTGGCAGTTCGGCAATCGCCCTCAAATCCGACAAAATGCCGGAAAAGGCAGCCACCAATGACTCGCGTGTGGGATATTTTGGGAACTTCACCGCATAGCTGAAGATGGTACGGTCTGCCCACTGCGCCCGTTCCACGTCGATGACCTTACACGCGGCGATGTATTCGGGATTGTCTTCGGCTGCCGTCATCTGACCTTCGACGAACGCATTCTCTTCCGGCTTCTGATACGGCGCTTTGTCTGGATACGGATGCAAATCAGCAGCGCGAACTTGGATAGCTTTCAACGTGGCGAGGTTCAACGGCGTGATGTGTGCCACCACGCCGGATCCGGTTTCGTAGATAATGACCGACGGCTTCCCATCGGTCATCGTGTTGAGGGTTTCACCTGACATCATGACTCCTGACTTTCATGTTCAGCTTATTGCGCGGGTCGTATCATCCCGACGAAGGCATAGGTGCCGTGCAATTCGCCGACGGTAATCGCGAAATTCTCATTGGCGGCTGCGACGCTGTTGATTTTGAAATTTCCGGGCGTCACATAATCGCCGATGATTTCCACATCGTTCGCAAGGTTGCCACCGCTGAAGTCACGCAGGACGCGGCTGGTGTTGTCGGTGTTGGTTTGCAGCACGAACAGTGTGTTGCCTTGGAAGCCTACAAAGTCCAAATCGGTGATGCTGCCAATTCCGGCGCGGTCGAACTTCATGTTGGTGAACACAACCTTGGTGGCGTTGGCGTTACGCGTGCGCCAGATTTCGCCGCCTGCTGTGCCCAAATACACCTCATCGCCGCGAGTGGATGGTGTGCGGATGCTATTGATGTTGCTCGACAGTAAAGTTGTACTGGCATCACGTACAGCAATCAAGCTGCCAACGAAGGCTGAAGCGCCGGGTGTCTTGGCGAGGCGAATGAACACACCGCTGTTGCCGCCCACGTACACATTGCCACCGGCCTGTGCATCGACCGCGTTCAAACCTTGGGTGGTCAGTGCGCCCGTGTCGTAAATCTTGCTGAAGCTGATACCGCCGTCCGTGGACAGCCAAATGCGTCCGCCAGCGCCCACGGCCACGATGGTCGAAGCGTCCACCACTGCCGCAAATTTCGGGAAGTTCGTGCCCGTTTCACTAATGCCGCTCGCCGATGCCCACAGCAGCGGGTCAGTGACACCGTTGTAAATGTCCGCCAACTGTGCGTACACCGGCGCTTTGGTGTCCGAGAACACAATCACGCGGCTGCCTGCAAGCACCACGTCCAACGCGTCCGCGCCCACATAGGCACCGATGCGGACGCCCGTGCGGGTTGTCCATCTGTCCGTTGTCCAGTACAGCCACGGAGCCGAGCCGCCAGCATATGCCGGTGATGCATCCTTGTCCGTGACTGCCAGCCATGCGTCTTCCTCAGTCGTGCCGAGTCCACACGCACCTTGGCAAACTTCCGCGCTGATACCAATCACACGGTTATAGGCCACGTCTGAAGTCGTCAGGCTGATGTCATCGTGCGCCACCTGCGTCCAGTTGACTTCCGCGCTGCCCTGAATGGCTGCCGTGCGCATCAAGTCGGTGCCTTGGCCGTCACTCATGGCGAGGCCATTGTCATAGCCGAACTTGGTCACGGTGGTTTGCAGATACCCACGCATGCCCGGCGCAGTGTAGGCGGTCATGTTGCTGCGATTGGGTGAGCAATACTGCCGTGCACGGATAGTGAATGGACAGTTGAGGCGTTTGAGTGCGTTTTCGCTGGTGAGCGGATAGCTCAGGTTGGCTGACCAGTCATCTGGATTGCCGCTGTAGACAATCGAGCGTGGCGCGAGGCCGCCGCGTTCATCACGTCCCCACATGGTCGTGCGTGCGCGTGACCCGCCGGATGGTGCGTCCAGCGCGGCATTCTGGTCGAGTACCAACCAAGGATTGCCGGGGCCACCGGGTTGAATATCGACTGTACTGCGGTCACCGCCATTATTCCACTGGATTGGCATTGTAGTTTAACCTCTCACTCTAAACTGCGTTTGTAATCTCGGTTTGAACCCGCACCTGTAGCGATGGTATGAGTTCTTTCATGTACGTTTCCATAAACTTACGCGCCTTGATGCCCGGATGCACCACCTGCGCCTTGCTCACCCACGCCCCGAAATGTTGACCGCTGCCTTTGTTGTACTGGGCAATCGGTTGTGTCCGTGCGCTGTATCCCACCTGAAAGCGCATGAACTTCCCCGGCACCACCACCTTTGGGATGAGGTATGGCCCCTTGGTTCCCAAATCCACATACTGGAAGATGCGCACGTTGGGACCGGTCGGCTTGATGAGTAGCTCAATGCGCAGCCGGTCAATCGTCGGCGTTTCCTTATAATCCACGCGGTGCTTCCACTGCCGCACCGTATCGCGTCCGGTGGATTGCACATCGTCGGATGCGTTTTGCATGGCTTTTAACGTGGCCGCGCGAACGGTCTTGTCCAGTTGCCTTAGCGCTGCGCCTGCCGATTGCATCACCCACCACCTGAATCAAAAACGGTAGCAAAAACGCTACCGCCCTGACCGGCATCCTGACTAAATATTGTCGGGTGGTGAAGGAGTTACACCACCCAATCGACTGTGTGTGAAAGTCAGGGTATCACACCGCTTGCCAGCGTCAGTCACTAATTTGGAGTATAGCAAAAATATTCTAACGCTGTCCAATCAGCCACTTCCGGCGAAGGCTGCCGGATACTTGCTGCGTGCCAAATCTCTGAAAAAAGTCCAGTAGGCTTGGGCTTTTGCGGTTCTTTCGTTCCCTTTGGGATGCAAATAGCGGTCATAGCCCACCACGTCGATGTACTTGGGACGGATCCCGTTATTTACTAAGGCGCACTGGAAAGCGTAGTCCTCGGCGTAGGCAAAGTCAGGGTCATAGCCGCCCACCTTTTGCCAGTCGCGTTTATGGAATAGGAACGATACGCCGGTGATGTTCTTGCGTGGCAGCGCTCCCGCCGGTGCACCCTTGATGTGGTTGACGCTGCCGCCGTCATGCTCAGCATAATCGGTGTACACCCACACACCCGGCTCATACGCCTTGCGCAGCGGTGTCAGGTCACGCAGCGTGTCATCTGCATCCAGTGGAATGACGAGTCCCATATCGCACTGCTCTATCAAATAGTTTCGCGCGAAGTTGACCCCCGCCCGAACATCACCCATCGCCGAATAAAAGTCGAGGTTGGGGTACTTGTCCCAGATGTCTTCCAGCACATCGAAGGTCGTGTCCGTCGAGGCGTCGTCATACACCAGAATCGCATCCGCACCGGCATAACTCGCGCTGGCGACTGCCCGTTCAATCGTGGCGGCTGCGTTGCGTGCCGGAATAATACAGGTGATGGTGTTGCGGTCTTTACGTTGTGACATTACTTGTCTCAGTTAAAAGAATTTATGTGCCTTCTCAATGCGTCGGTCGAGTACCACTTCCCATGCGCGGACTTGGCCGTTCCGTGCGCCATAGCCGGAATTACTCTGCCGCTTGGTCGCCACCGGCACCATCGCCCCGCCCACCTTATCGACCATCGGCGCGTGGTAATTCGTCCAGATGTCTAGTGTCCAATAGCTCATCTTGGTCAGCTTGGCTTGCATGTTGGCTGCTGCGTAGGCCACACACGCCTCATATAGTTCCGAGTCAATCTCGCCGTTGACCAGTGGTGACCCTGCGCGATAGTTGACCTTGATGCGTTGCGGTGCGTAATCCCAACATACTATACTGCACAAATCGCCCAAACGGAACGCGCCCAGTTCTGCGTCCAGTATCTCGCCGGTGTAGGTTTGCAGCACCGTTCCGTCCGCCGATAGCAGTTGCACATTGGCACTGGTGTCGGTATACACGCGGTAGACATCCACTGCCGCCACAAATCCGGCAGACGAGGCCGTATCGACCACGTTGGGACTGTTGAAGTTCGGGTCATTGGCGATGTATTCCCGCGCCCACTCGCTTGGCTTGACGAACAATGCGCGATGTGCCTTGATGGTCGCCACGCCGCCGGATGATGTCACTGTAATCGGCTCGACTTCATAACGGGCATCACACGCCGTCGGTGCACCGTCAGTTGTGCGGAAGAATAGCTTGATTTCACTATCCGCCACTGCTGTCGTCACGGTGATGGTTGCCAAATCACTGACGCCGACGCTGTTCGGGTCGCTGTAGCTCACGCTCACGTTGGCCTGAATCAGTGATGTGGCGCGGCTGCCGAGTTCAATCATCTTCAGCATGCGTGTCTGGAAATACTGTCCGGCAATCGGTCGGCCTTTGCCAATCGGAATGATTTCGCTGAAGTAGGCCGGATTAATCCAGTAATTCAGGTCTTGCGCCATGCGTCCGGCTGCCGATTCCAGTTGCCGTGCGATGTACTCGCGTTCCTTCTGGAGGTACGCCACGCCGCCCTTGTCATTGGCTGTCTGCACAGGTGCGCCGATGCCAGCGCATTGGTTGAAATGCCAAATATCTTCGAGAACAATCTTGGGCCATGCGTTCAGGTAATGATGGTTCTGCCCCGGCGTAAAGTTGCTGCTGGGTGTTAATGCGATTGCCATAGTAGTTCCTCACTCAAACAAACTGCCGCGTGTATCGAAGGGATGACGCGCTTCGCAGTGCTTACACTTCAATTCCCAATCTAGCACATGCTCACAAATGACCGCTCGCCAGTCGTGCCATCCCATCGCGCACTTCAACCGTCGCCACATTATTCGATAGCCATCCGTTCCCAATCCGCCGGATACAATTGGGTGATGACATCAACATCTTCTTTCTTGACGTACAGCAATCGCCCCGGCTCGTATTCGTAGCGCATGCCGCTCGGCCACATGTTGCCCAGTCCGAAGCCGGTGCTGCTGCGTCCCACATAGCGCAGCGCAATGCTCTCGTTGAGTTGTTGGCTGTCACCCAGCTTGTCCTTGATGAGTGCCATCAGTTTGACAACCTGCGCATCAAAGCTGAAGTTCTCGCGGACAAACTTGGTTCCAGATTCAGCAATCGGCTTTGTAAGATATTCGCCAGTTGTCAACGCATTGCTGATAAGTTCTCGCAGGTCATCCAGTGTGTTCCACTCAACATAATGGAACATATTCTTCAAACCTGTGAGTTCATCCAACATATCAACGTGCTGCTGGAAGACCACCCCACCACCGGCAGCCAACGCCTGAAACAGTCGATTACTCACAAAACCTTTGGACGTGAAGCCATTATCACTGATGATGACGTTAGCTTTGCGGTAAATGAGCGCAGACGTAGAAAAGTTGTATAGCGTCGCAAATTCGTCGCCGGGCGTAAAGACTCTGCCGCCAAATTCCTCGACAATCTTGGCAATCGCTTGCCGTTCAGGGCTGCGCAGCGAAGCAAGGTACACGACCGGGTGTCCAGCATAATTGCTAAAAGGATTTGGACGCTGAAGTTCCGAGAAATAATCCGCGACATTTTGTTCTAAATCCCCCGGCGATTCTTCAAAACCGATTTGCCAGTATGCCCACTTGATGCGCTCGTGTTCGTACACATCCACTACATCAAGGTTGGTAATGAGTTGCAAATCCACATGGCGCAGCACGGCAATGACATCCTTACTCGCCAATCCGCCGGGTGCTTGGTCACCATTCCAGTTGATAATGGTTGCGCCGGTGCGTTCGCGCAGTTCCTTCAGCATGTCCGCCGTCAGTGGCACAGGTGATTGAATCTGCGTCAGGATTAAGTCCGGTTTGAAACGCTCAGCCACATCCATCAAGCGTGTGCGCAACGTCTTCTGGTCGCCTTCGAGGTAATCAAACTCTTGCACGATGTGTTGAGCGCCATACTTGTTGGTTGCGCGTGCCAGTGCATCGCGTAGGCCATGTTTGCCATGCACCGGATGCTTTTGCACTGCCCATCCCGGCTCATAAATCGGCAGGTACAGGATACGCGCCGCACGTCGGTCCAGCTGTGGCAACTGTGGTTCGTTCATCACCCGCACACCCCCCGGCCACTGGTCATAGAAGAAGTGGCTGTCATTACTCTCAATGCCCTTGTTGTAATTAATCTGGCGCAGTTCATCACTGATGACGTGGTCTTCAATAATGCTTTCCGGCACAGCTTCCACCGTGTAGCTGTAATGCCAGATTTGCGCCGACAGCGAGTTGTCGCCACCATACACATGTGCGCCGAGCATCTCGTCATGCTCACCCAACCACCATTTGACCTTGTCGCCGAGCCACTTGCGGAAGAGTCCCACTTGCGCATAAATCACCGACGTTTGCTTGCCATCTCTGACGGCAGCCATGCGCAGCGTCTTGTAGTCATTGGTGGTGAAGAAGCCCGGTATCGGTCGATTATCCGCAAAGGCCACCGCCCCACAGCGCATGTTGTTTTCCAGATGCACGATGGCCGGTAGGATGCTGCCCGGGCGGAACTGCACATCATCATTCGCCAGCAGTACGTACTTACCCGACGCCGCAAACGCCCCGCGTGTGAAGGCACTAATCGCACCAAGCAGTGCGCCGTCTTCAATCAACTTCACATCCGGCTGCGCCTTTGCCCACTCAATCGTGCCATCGGTCGAGCCGCCATCGACCAGCACCACTTCATAAACCATGCCCGGCAGCAAATTGTCGCGGAAGGATTGCACCATGTCCTTCAGCAGGGCGATGCGGTTATACGTGCCGGATACCAGCGAGATGATGGGTGTCATAATTACTTCCGTGTGCGCTTCGGTTTGGGTGTTTCAATCGGCGCGATGCCATAATCAACCACCGGTTCAAGGATGGCTTTGGTCATCGGCACACCCGGCATGACCGATAGCGACAGGCCGCAATCACTGGGTTCCGCCAAGTACGTGCGGAAGTACACCTTGGCGATGTCCAACCCATCGCGAATGGCACGTCCCACGCCGGATGACACCTTCATGCCACCCCCCACCAGCGCGTAATCATGCGCCGCATCGTGGTTCAGGTAATACCCGCCGGGCATCACCTTTTCGAGCGCCAGTTTGCTGATGTCCGCCGTCAACTGTGTGCTGTGGTCGGCGTCTTCAAACAGTAGCCCAATGGAATGGTCATCTTGCTCGCGTAACCAATTCCGTCCATCCGCCTTCACCAATGTGACATATCGGCGCAGGTCTGGTGTCAGCAAGTGCCCATGTTCTGCGCCGCCCTCGCCGCTGTCCACACTGATGACTTTGCCGCCGCCGTTGGCCTGTACCGCTAGCGCCAGATGCGATGCGCTCGCGCCTGCCCAGCCGCCGATTTCCGCCACCACGTCCGGCTTCAGCCAGCGCACCAAGGCATACAGCATCTTACCTTCCGGTTCCCACAAGCTGCCCTGTGGGAATTTGCGATTGCTCTCATCCACATCATAGCCGCCGAGCGTGTCTTCAGCTGCGAATGCAATCAGCGCCTGCGCATCGGCCTTGATGTGCGCCGCCACCATCGTCAATACTTGCTCTAACTTCATTTCAAAGACTCCCATTCTTTATGTACGCACCACAAATCCATACCTTCCGGATTGCGCCACGTGTACCCCCAACTTTCAAGCATCATCACCACTTCATTCGATGCATAGCCGTATTGGTTGGCGTTCTCTTGGCTGTACTCGACCAGCAAGAACGGCTTACAGCGCTGGATGGTTTCGGCAGCGCCTTCCAGCACCATCTTCTCGCCGCCTTCCGTGTCAATCTTGATGGCATGCGGACTGACGCCGAACTCTTTGCAAAAACTATCCAGTGTAATAACCTGAACTGGGATATTGTCGTAATCTTTGTGATACGCTGGCGTGCCATCCACCAAAGACACGCCGGATCCGCCCACGTTCTTGATGCTGTGCAATACACCTTCACCGTTATAGTTACTCACACCGGCCTGATAGTCATACACCTTGTGCGATAATTGGTTCAGCGCGATATTGGCTTGCAGCACTTCATGCGTGGCTGGTACTGGCTCGAAGGCGTACACCGTCATGTCTGGATGATGTGCCGCCAGTAGCGTATAACAGCCGGTCGATGCGCCCACATCAATCAAGGTGGCTTTGGGATAGCGCAGCAACTCGCCATACAACCACGCCAGCGGCAGGCCATCATACGGACGCAGCGGCTCATAGTAGAAGCTGCCGCCAAATTGTGCCGTCCGGTCATCGACCACCACCGGCAGCCGGTCTTCAATCAGGTTGACTGCTATCGTCATTAATTACCTCGTATTTGTAATCCCCATAACTGCCGCCAAATAACTTCATCCCTCTTATTTGCTTTTTATCCAACAGTGGCGCCAAAAGGCTGCCTTGTATGGTCTTTGTTGTGCCATCTGGCAACGACAACACGTATTTTTGCCGCTTCTTCAACGGTTTATTTGTGCGAATATATAACTTGACCGTTGCGCCAGATTTCATTAGACCATACAGGTCATCACTATTCATGCAATCACATCCATTCCATAAAACGGATGCTCAGCCATCCAGCGTGGCATATACGCCAGCGGGTCAACTGTTTCCGCGTTCCAATACTCGCTGCCCACTGGATGACAATCCGTCTGCCGGTTCGTCATGTACACATCTTCAAACCAGTTCACATCCCGCCGCAGTTCGCCCAGATGCCCATGAATCTTCCACTTGTAGGCCACGATGTCCGGCTTGGTGGCGTATCCCATGTGATTGACCACGCCGAATTTATCCGACCAGCTTATTTCACCCCCTGATTTCTTGGGAAATGTCACCCGCGCCGGATATGCCGGGTCATGCAAAATGCACTTGTGAAAGCTGCGCCAGTAGTGGATGAATGGCACACGGATATATCGAACAGGCAAAAAGGATGCTGCGGTAAACATAATACTTTTAAGCAGCTTCTCACTATAAATCTCGTCACTATCAACACTGATGACCACGTCCGCATCCGGCACAAACTGGTGGATGCTATCGCGCTGTTGGCCTTCATGCGTCCAGTCGCCGCGATGCCATGTCAGCTTAGTGCCTGCCGCCTGCCAAGCAATCGCATGTAGGTCGTTCTCACTTTCGCCAGATGGCAGTGGTGCGTCTGAATAGTGGCCGTGACTGGGTTGCGTGGCATATAACACGTGATACTCATCCACCGCATCAATGATTGAGCGGATGGCATAGCCCAGATAATCAGCACCATAGCGCAGCGCGGTATACCCAATAATCTTCATGACGGTTGACTCTCCAATAGTGATTGGTACGGCTCGCTGAGTTGGTCGAAGTCGTGTTGTGCTGTGGCCTTCAGCGGATTGGCATCCGGCAGCGTATCAATCAGCCGTTTATAGAAGCGCAGCCACACGGCGATTTGTGTCATCAGTTGCAACCGACTTGGATTGACTTGTGCTGATGACATGTTGCTCATCGCCAAAAAGAGCGCCTGAAATTGTGGCGGCGTGTCGATGCCATCGACTGACAGCAAGAGTTGCACTTCCGCGCGTGTGGCCTTCAGCGTGGCGTTCATCCGCCGGAATGGAATGGTCTTAGACATGAGCATCAACCACCTTTCGGAATGTGTTATCGACGCACAACAGCCCATGCAGCGCGGACGCATAATCCGCCAGCAAGCGGTCATCGTCCACCATCGTCTTGGTGAAGGCTGCAAGGAAACTGTAATCGGCCTGTACCATCGCGCTATAACCGAATAACCCACGGTCTTGCACGGTTTCACTGATAATCGGCAGCCGGTGCGCCGCAGCAATCGACCATCTCAATGGTGCGACGGTTTGCACACTGTCATGCTGATGCACATGCACCATCGCCTTGCTTTGGAGTAGCGCAACGGATCGCTGCCTGCCCCACAAATTGTCCACCGGCGCGAGCGTCAATCCTTGGTTCATCAATTGGCTGGTAATCACCTGCCGTCGGTGCGTCTGGTAACTAATCATCGCCACGTCGAAGAGCTTATCCGCCGGATGCTCGCTGCCCACCTGATTCAAGCGCTCGTCACTGCCCATCGGCACGTACTCAAACCCTTGCTGACGTGCGAATCCTGCGTCCGATGCCCACACGCGGCGCACACCGGGCGGCGTGTTGTGTTCGCTGGTGAGCATCCATTCCAATTGCCACAGGATGATTTGCGCGGTCGCATCCGGCCAGCCCATCACCGTTTCACCGTTGGAAGGTGTGAAGATGTAGGTGTTGTCGGATTGCGGGTCAATGTCAGCCAATGGGATAATCGGGTAACCAGCCAAATCAGCCAACTTGAAGAAGTCGGTGTATGACCGATAGCCGCCGTTGAGGTAATAATCTGTCGCACAAAAGATAACTGTGCCCATGCCGATAAATTCTCGTTTCCTGACTTACTGTTCGTTAATTAGAAATCGTGCCGCCAGCCGGTGAAGCCATGCAGCAGCAACGCCGTGCCAGCAATCGCAAATGCGTCAATGACCACGTTCGCGCCAATCAGACGCAGCAGCAGCGCCACGTAAGGCATCAAGCAGATGATGCATGCCGTCAATCCACCCAACGGCAGCTGCGAGCGCAGCCATGCGAACATGCCGAATGGCCCGTGTGTCTTGCTGATGGCATACGCCATGAACCATCCGGCCGCTGCGTAGTAAAGCCAATCCAGCGGATTCATTTATTTCTAGCCTCTGCCGTTCGCGTTGCGATGCAATTGACTATGTCACCGGCGTTTGGTCTGCTTTTGTCACATGGTAATTGAGGACTACCGCCAACAAGTAATGCCACGATGACAATAACTACCACCGCAACCAACACTAAAATGAGTACGTACTCAATCAATCCTTGACCTTTTTGCATCTACACCAGCCCACTTTCACGCAGCACTTTATCGCGGTCTGGCGCGAGTTTGCGCAAATCCTTGACCGGCTTGAACAGATGCGGTGTGTGCTCCACATCGCGCGGGTCAACATATATCTTGGACATATTCCCACCAACGTACACCCGCCCTGTCACATGTCCCACCTCTGACCGCATTCCGCTCCACAGTGCCGTTGCCAACACATCGCCGGGTTGTTCAGTACCCGGATTACTCGCCGCCGGTTCGCCCGGTTGCCCACAACATGCCATGATTGTTCTCTGCCCTCCATTGGCTAAAAAGACTCTGTCCATAATCGCCTTTTTATCGGCGCGTTGATTGAATGTCTCTGACCGCGCACCATCGTCGGTGTATTTCAGCAGTGGCTTATCCACATGCACACCACATACGCCTTGGCTGGCGCTGCGCAGGTAAAAATCCACATCCTCATGACCACTCAGCGACTCATCAAATCCGCCAAGCGCCTTAAATATGTCGGTCGGGTAAAGCGTCGTCACCAGATGCGAGCGGTAATCATCGTCAGCCGTCACGCATAAGTTCGGCTTCACTTCCACGCTGCCACACTTCCAACTGGTATATACATACTTCATCGGCTGGTAAGCTCTTAAGCATTCCTCAATGAAAGTTGGTTCCAGCATGTCATCCGCATCCAGAAAGCATACGAACGGCGTGGTGGCGTTCATCGCCTCATTGCGGAAGCGTGCCGGTGTACGCGGTGACTCGGCAGCCAGCACAATGGCCGGAATGGTTTGTTGTGTAGCGCTGGCGATGGCTCGATGGACAACGGTTTGGTGGTAATCCGCGAATGGGATGTAGATGGTGGTAAGGAACGTCATAATAGCCCGACACTATTATAGAACAAGTAGAACATAGAATTATTGTACTACGGAAACGAGAAAGGCGCATCTCTGCGCCCTTCTTTCAAATCTGATGTTGTCGCTACGCCTGACGGTTAGGAAACCGTCATGTTCCCATCCCAGCGGGTTGCGCCGCCGTTACGGTAGAACTCGGTATTATCCGGGTAAGCGTTGCGGACAGGAGCTTGGAAGCTGAACTGCATGGTGTTGATGACCGCTGCAAGGAATGGCGCGTCTTGCACCAAACGGAACTTGCCAGCAAACAACAATTCCATACAGAAAGCCGTGCGCTGCTTGGTTGACAGCCACATGCCGTTGTTGAACGATGTGAAATCGTTCGGGCCAACGAAATTGGCAAAGCTCATGGCGTCGGTGTTTGCCATCGGTTTGTATTCGAGGTTCAGCAAAGGCATGCCGTTCCACTCAACTGGCAGAATGAACAAGTCCTGCGCGGTGTAAACCGTACCACCGGCCTTGGTCAGCGGGATGCCATCGGTGAAGACCACCTGAACTGGCGTGCCGTCAATGAGCAGATACTTGCCGTTCCACATTTGCAGCTGCAAGTTGCGGACGCTCATGGCGTCGGTGTACGAAGGATTGCCAGCGCTGCCTGAACAACGGCTTGTCCAGTATTCGCATGCATAGACATAGGTCAACGCGCGGAATTCTTCCATACGCATGACGATTGCCCATCGTGTGCCGCTCATGCCCACGTCGTCAGCCAAGGTGCTCAGCCCGTAATAGGTATCCACCAGCACTTGCGGGAAGGTACGTCCGCCGCTGGTCACGTCGATGCCTGTGCCCCAGCTGATGACGGTGCTATCGGCAGCCGGTGACAACACCTGTGTGTCGAGGTCACGCTTGCCGGTGACGATTTGACGTTCAAGGCCGTCAAACTCTTTAATCCATCCGAGGGTAGCAGCCGCCGGAGCTTTGCTGCTGTTGCCCTGAATGGCGACTTTTTCCCAACTGCGTTCCATTGCCACGCCGACCGTGCCCAGTTCATTTGCGAGGGTAGCCGCATCACGGTTGCTGATGTCGAGCTTGTTCATCAAGTCCGGCACGAACGGATTGCCGGATTGGTTGACGTTCATGATACGCTTGGCAACCATGTCGCTGAAGTCGGCATACTCGCCGAGTTCGGCCGCGTTGGCAACCTTGGTTTTCCAGTAGGACTTGCCGTAGATGTAGTTCTGCACGCTGCGCTTGAGTTGTCCGGCGGTGGGCGCAGTACCGCAGAAATCGGATGGATTACTGCCTTCTTCAGCAGTCACGCCGGTCATGATGCCAATCTTCTCGTTGGCAATCAGCGACGGACGGATCCCGAACAGACTCGCCATCGAGCGCGGACGCTGGAAGGCTGAGAACATTTCAGGACGCGAGCCGGGATAGCTGAATGTGCCATAGTCGCCGCTGCCGTCAGCATACGGACCATAAGGCGGGTTGTTGGTGGGTGTGGTGCCGCTGGCGTTGTTCTTCTCGACCTGCATGAGCAGATTACGAATCTCAACCAACTCTTTAGCACTATAGGTACGGTCTACAACTTGAACGTCGGTCATCTTTTTGTTCCTCGTGGCCTTTCGTGTGGTTGGCCTGATTAGTTCTGCTTGATGGGTAATCCGAGCCAATTGCTTAGCTCGTTTTCACGCGGTAACGCATCTTTCAACTCGCCCTCTTTGACGGCGGTTGTGCTGTCCTGCGATGCACGGCGCGGACCGGCATTCACCAGTGTGCGCAGCGCTTCATTGTCCTTTTGCAAGGCAGCAATCTGCACATCGAACTTGGCTTCGAGCTTGGTAATCGCCTCGTCCTTAGCCTTTGAGGCTTTGGTGAGGGTTGCCACCAAGTTGACCAGTTCATCATGCGAGGCCACCAAATCCGTATACACGGCGGTCAGTGCCTTCTCTTGCTCGGATGTGGGCGCAGGCGTTTCGGCATCCGGTTCGGTGGTGTCTGCAAAGTCCTTGTACGCGATGCGCATGTCTTCCAGCGCCTTGCCGCGCTGCTCGTCTGCCGCTTCGATTTCAGCCACCTTGTCCTTGCCGAACAAAGTCTCGACGTAGCGGCGTTTCTCATCAGTCAACTGTTTCGCCATTGTTTGCAACTCCTCAAAGGATGTGTATGGATTCGCCGCCGCGTAGGGTGGCAGGGTTGTGATCTCAATCGTGTTAAAGTCATCGTAGTGCTTGCCGTCAAAAGCATTCTGTGGCACCACGAAACCGTGGGACATCTTGATTTTTCCGGCGTTCTTGCGATAGAACTCAATCGCCTTTTGAGCGTCCGGCGTGTCATAGAAGTGACCAATCGCGTGCACAAAGTGGTCATTGCGCCAGATGACATCCGCCTCGCCGTGTTCGGTGCCGGGTATGTGCCACGCTTGCAGCACCGGCATGGGTATCAAGCCCATGTCAACGCGTGAAATAAACTTGTCATGACCTTTCGTGGTCAGGATTTCATCTTCACGGTCTTCAAAGTTGTTGGTGTAAATTGCGTGGAAGTGCCATTCACCGTCCGTGCCTTTAAACACGCTGAAGGCATCATCCGATTGCTTGCGGGTGAATAGCGAGCGCAGCCGGTCAGAGAAGGTCTTGCGCTTGGGTGGTGTGTACGATGCTTCCATGCTCATGGGCATCAATGCTTCAGTGACCGACTCAACAGCCTCACCAACCGCTTCGACGATAATCTCAGCCATGTCCGGCGCAGCTTCTGGCGCGGGTGATGCTTCCCATCGGTCACAGTAGCCGGTGGCAATGATAGGTTCTGGCTCCCAACCTGCCACGATGAAGCAACCGTCATTCATAAACCAGCGGCAGTTGGCGCAGGCTTTGCCAGCAGTCGCCGACAGTGGCACATAGCTGGTTTCAGCTTGGGTCAACATACCCTGAAAGGCTTTGTTTGTTTCTTGTTTGTCAGTCACGGTTGCCCCTTGGTCTTAGGCTGAAATACAAAATGCACATATCGCTATGTGCTGCCCTGACCAGCATCCGTCCTGACAACGGGGGTAATTAACTTCAGTATGGCAAAATTGGCGTTAGCTTGTCAAATCACCAATTGCCCTGTGCGCTTACGGTTGTCTTCACTAACACATGTTTGCAGTGCGGCTCCCATGTGCCACATTGGAAGTTCTCATGGTCGATGCCCGGACGCAGCTTCTTCTTCGTCCAATCTTTCATGCGGTGCACCTGCCCTTTCAGCCGTCGGCAATCGTCGCAGTTCTCATCACCATCCTCGCCGGTGAAGACGTACATGCCGTTGCGGTTGGCGCTGGCGAGGCCGTCATAATAGAAACGGTTTAGTGTGGATACCCACAATGGCGCACGATATTCCGGCGTGCCTTTGAGTCCGCCCTCACTGTAAATCTCATCGACCAGCCGTGACACATATTGACTATCCCACACGTTGTCATCGGCGATGATGCGCAAATCGTCTTCATCCAGTTCATTCGGGTCAACGCCGCCGTCTTGCAGCCCATCTTGATACGCGCGTTTGCCATAGCGCACAATTGCGCCACGGATACGCGCAGCACATCCGGCTTTGGTCGTCACACGTCCGACACCGTCTTGCATCGCCGCCAGTATCTCGCTGATGTAGGCACTGGTGGTGGCGTCCATATCCTTCTTCACGTCAGCCGGTGGTGGTTCTGGTGTAGTATTGCTTGGAACAGGACCGCTACCATTTCCAGTTGGCAATGTTGTGCCGGATGTCACAGCATCAAAACTTGCAACGCCGGGCC